ATTTACATTAAAAATAATATAATACTTAAATCAATATTTTATTTAAACAAAAATAAAAGAGATTTTACTTTATAATAAAATTAGTAAGAGTATAATTAATACTAATTAAAAACATATAATGTAATTTCTATTTTTTAAAAAAAATAAAAATAAAACTTAATTAAGTTCGTTTTTTAAAATGAATAATGAAGAGATTTTAAATAGAATTTGTGCGTGAACTTAAACGCAACAATTTGCGTTGTGTTCTCAATAGTGCAGTTTTACGTTTATGGCATAATGGACATAAAGCTTGTAAATTATGTGATTCAGTTAATCCACCATCAGCATATTCATGAATATGATCAATTTCAAATAAACGTCTATCAAGAATTCCACCCATTCGGCATTTAACTCCGCGTCCTCTTGCAATACCTATAGCACATTTTCCACCTTGTCTATTAAATATAATCTCTCTTTCTCTTTTATTAGAAACTATTCTTGAACGTGGGTTTTTAAAGTACATTTAGGTGTTTTCTAACTTACTTCTTTAAAAAAGAAATAGGTTAAAAGTTATTTTATCCGTTTTTAAGCTCTACCATCATGTTTACTATTTATAACTTTACAATCTCCTGCATTTGTATGTTCATATCCTGGAGGGCAAGGAGCATTAACATTAGAATTAGGTAAGAATCCTTCTCTTTTAAATAACATATATAACCCAAATAAGAATATTAACCCACTAATAATATACGACGTACTCATTTTTATTATTTACGTAGCATTTTATGCATCATTACATGGACACCAGCGAATACTAAGGCGTGTACGGCTAGAGGAGGAAGAGGTCCTACGCTAGGAAGAGATACAAGTACTCCGGGAGAGCATACATAGAAAGTGAGGGCGGTCAATAATACATACATCCACATTCTTGTTTTTATTTAAATACGAACGAAAAAAAATTCAAAAACGGATTTTAAAAGTTTTTATTCGTTGGAACGCACATACAATAAAAATGGCACTACAACAAGTTCTTAACGTACCTCGTCGTTTTGATGAACTACTAAATTTGGTAAATAAAGGAGCACTACGCGCTGCTATGAATAGTGTTCTATATAATAAACAACCTCTAACTCAATTTATATTATTTGTATATCAATCGGGAATTAAATATGAAGATACAGTAGCATTTCGAGTTGAAGAACTTGTTCCTGGAACTAATATTCAAATTTCTGACTATGTTTATAGTGAAGAATTTTATAATGAATTGATTGGTAAAGGTGTACCTGAACTAAAGTTTCGACTATGGAGTAGATATACAAAAAATTCTGGTCTTGTTCGTGAACTAATGCTAGAAATTAAGAGAGCTACTTTTAATCCATCTGTTGCTACAGAATCAGTATCGGAACATAATTCTTTGCCCGATCTTGAATCTATTGGTGAACGTCTATAAAACTTCAAAACCATTTTTTATTTGGGTACTATTTTAGAAGGAGGATTTTCTCTTGTACCACTTAAAGGTACACATTCTTCTCTACCATTTTTAATAGATTCAATAAATCCTTCAGGACATCCACTAGCACCATGATTAGCAAAAGATTCATAAGCAAAATAACATGATTTCATTACAAGATGTAAAACAAACGCAAATAATAATGCATGAACTACATATACTGTTGATTTTTTAGAACTTTTGGAAGGTAAAGTTACTAAAACACCAGGAATAAATCCAACAAATAATAGTGCTGCAACTAAGGATCTCCACATTTATTACTTACTTCATAAAAGTTTTACGTATCCAATTTCTATCTTTTTTGAAAGTTTTGGATTTTGTAGGTGAAGAATTTTTTGTGTATACTGAAATAGCATTTAGTTTACGAAATGTACTTAATGCACCTTCTTTTTTAACAACTTTTCTTAATGCTGAATGTCTTGAAGTTTTAGATTTTTTTACAGAATAACCTCTTTTTTCTAAATCTCCATGTTTTAATTCACCTATACCCATAGAATGATGTTTTTGACGCCATGTTTTTCTTCTTCTTTTCCCTGCTTTCATTACATCTAATCTTTTCATTCCACATGGTGAAGGCATATTTATATATTATTATCATAATTTTTTTGATTAGGACATGATGAACATTTTGTAACTTTTTTAACATTTGTATACAAAAATAATCCACCTATTACAAAAACAATTAATATTAACCAATACCACATTTCCTTACTATAAAAATCATAATAAAGTTTTCATATACTAAACTTATTTATTGTAAAGCAAATGGGTATACCATATTATTTTATGTCATTAATTAAATCACATTCAGGTATAATACGAACTATAAAAGATCCTTTGAAAGTTGATATTTTATGTATAGATTTTAATTGTTTAATTCATAAATATTTGAAAGACAAAGATCCAATTGAAAGTGTAATTCAAGGATTAAAATTAATTATGGAAAATATATGTAATACTCAAGAAATTATTATAGCATTTGATGGATTAGTTCCATATGGAAAAATTGTACAACAACGTTATAGAAGAATGCATTTAAAAGATTCAATAGATGAATTTGATAGAAATCAAATTTCTCCTGATACACCATATATGAAAAAATTAGAAAATGAATTACAAAATAAATTTCCGAATATAAAAATTTCACCTACTCAAAAATCAGGTGAAGGTGAACACAAAATTTTCCGTGAACTTCGGAAATTAAAAGATTTAAAATCTATTTGTATTTATGGTTTGGATGCTGATCTAATTTTGTTATCATTATATCATCATAATTTAGCAAGTGAAAATATGTTTTTATTAAGAGAAAGTATTGAAATGCATTCTGAAGGTGAATTTTCAATTCTAAATTGTAAATTATTATCTACGATTTTACCATTAGATATAAAACAATATTTAGTTTTATGTATCTTATGTTTTGGTAATGATTTTATGCCTAATTTAGCATTATTTTCTCTTAGAGATGGTGGATATGAAAGAGCATTACATATATATACTAAAATTGGGAAACCTGATTTATTAACTGAAGATGGTCGTCATGAATTTCTAAAAGAATCATCAAAATATGAAATAGAATTTTTACAAACGAAATTAAGAAAAAATTCATTTGAAAGAACAATTATTCATTCTAATCCAATACTAATCTCAAAAAAATATTATTTACATAATTTAGATGGTGTTAAAAATATTGATAATGTTGTTATAGCATATTGGAAAACATTTCATTGGACTTTAGATTATTTTATGAATAATAAACCTTTAAATTGGTCATGGTCTTATCCATATTCGGACGCGCCATTAATTAATGATATTATACAAATATATGAAGTTCAATGTGAAAAATCACCATTAAAATTCACAATTACAGATCAATTAAAATTTATATTACCTTCAAATTCATTAAAATTAACAAAACGTAAACCTATATTTAAAGATGAAATTTATAGTCAAACAAGACCTATATGGATAAAAAGACACGATTGGGAAATGAAACCTGCCATATCTCTACCGTGGAATCCTAATTCTATCTTAACTTCAATCTCCCCCCTTTAAAACCTACATTAGTAGCTTTAGCTATATTTTCAACATTAAAACTATATACACTTGTAGGTATATGTCTAATATTATCAGGAATTAATATTTTAATATCATCTTCTTCCATTTCAATATTAAAATCTTGTTCTTTAGAATTCCAATAACTATTATTAATTTTTTGTAATTCATAAGCAAGATGTTTTAACATCATAGCTTCACCTGTCATTTCATACGCCCAATTTCTAATTAAATAATTAATATATTGTTCACGAAATGCTCTCCCTGAAACATTTTTAGTATTATTTTGTAAAAGTTCCAAGGCATCTTTAACTGTTTGAATAATAGGTTTATCTAATTTTTTATTTACTGAATTATGTATTCTTGTAGCAAACATAAATAAATCCTTTTTGGAGTTTAGGTATGTGGGATAAAGAGATTTATAAGATTCATACATTTTTTGAAAATGTTCTTTACAGAATCTACACGATATAGTTTGACCGAATAATTCTATTGTACGCATACATATTATTTTTTCTTCGTGTGTTGGATTATCAGGATAACATACACTTATAGAATGTAAAGCCATCCATCCCATTGGACCCCAAACTGCTGTCATTTTAATAAAACTTATATTAAGGTGAAGAAACAAATCCAGCTGAAATAGCATTACTTACAATTTTTCTTGCTATTTCGGGGGGTGTATTGGGATTTAATTTCATATTTGAATCTTGAACTAATTTATCTAATTCTGATTTCTTTAATTTATGTAACTTTTTCTTTAACGTTTTTTTTAATTTTTTATGGCCTTTTGAAGTTAATAACTTCAATGTATGTTTTTTCATTCCGGGTTTTAAGGGAGTAGGTTTAGCAGGATCTTTAACATCTTTAATTCTTTGAGTTTTTTTCAAAATACTTTTCAAAGGTTTCTTTCCGCCCATAGGTTGTTCTGTTTTTGTAGGAATTGATGGCGGAGGTGGAGAGCCAACTTTAGTTATTTTAACAGTTTTAGTATCAGACATATTCTTTTATTAAAAACGAATGAAATTATTGATTTAGAAATATTAGGCATATAAACTTATAACAAATGGATTGGGATGCAATTCGTTGTTTCTTTAATAAACAAGGTCCTCAAAAATTAACTGAACATCAAATTGAATCATATGAAGATTTTATACGTAATAAAATTCCTTTAATTATAACATCTAATCCGCCAATAATTGTATGGCATGAACAAGATCCTATAAGTAAAAAATATAAGTATGAATTTAGATTATCATTTGAAAATGTTTCATATTTAAAACCTAGAATTCAAGAAGCTACTGGACGTATTAAACCTATGTTTCCTCAAGAAGCAAGAATTAGAAATTTTACATATTCGGCACAAATGTTTGTAGATGTAAGATTTATTACTCGTGCATATTATGGTGAAAATCTTGGAAAATTTGAAGAACAAGTTCGTATATTTGAAGGTATTTCATTAGGAAAAATTCCAGTAATGTTGGGATCTTCACTATGTATTATGAAAGATTATCCTATGTCATTTGAAGAATTAGGTGAATGCTCAAATGATCCATTTGGATATTTTATTATTCATGGATCTGAAAGGACTATTTTATCACAAGAAAAAGTTTCAGATAATCGTATTATGGTGTTTACAGCAAAGAAATCTATGACGAAATATACTTATTCTGTAGAATTTAAATCTTTACACGAATCATTTACTATGCCACCAAAAAAATTAGAAATTAGATTATCAAATAAATTTAATGGATTTGGTTATCCTTTACATGCTTGTCTACCAAGATTCAGAGAAGAAATTCCAATTATGGTAATGTTCAGAGCTATTGGATTAGAAAGTGATAAAGAAATATGTGAATTAATTTGGGGTAATTCGAAAGATCAATATGATACTTTACAAGCATCATTCTATGAATGTTCTGATATAAAAGTATATACGAAAGATGATGCGATTGAATATTTATCTCATCATTTACAATATTCTACTACAATGGAAGATAAGAAAGAATATGTACGTATTTTATTAGAATCTGAATTATTGCCTCATGTTAAATTTGCAGGTGAAGAAATATCAAGAGAAACTTTATATGCTCGTAAATCTCTAATTATTTCTAATATGATTCGTAAACTAATATTAACTAATCAAGGAAAAATTACTCTGGATGATAGAGATGCTTATCCAAATAAAAGAATTGTTACTACTGGTGCTTTACTAACTCATTTATTTCGTCAATTATTTCAAAAAGTATGTAAAGATATTAGAGGTAAATTCGTTCATGAAATTAATAATGATTCATGGAAAAAAGGTACTGCTCCAAGACCTTTGGAAGTTCTAAATATTAATAATCTTTATAAAATTTTGAAAGTTTCAACTATTGAAGGTAAATTAAAACAAGCTTTAGCTACTGGAAATTTTACTGTTCAAGGTGTTGGTCCTGCTTCAAATGTTTCAAGTGCTACTAAAATTGGAGTTTCTCAAGTTCTAAATAGATTATCTTATTTAGCTACTTTGAGCCATTTAAGAAGAATTCAAACTCCAGTAGAAAAATCAGGGAAATTATTAGCTCCTCGTAAATTACACGGAACTTCATTTGGATTTGTATGTCCTGTAGAAACACCTGAAGGTCATTCTGTAGGCATTGTGAAATCTATGTCAATGCTAACATCAATTTCACAACATACACCTGGTATAAGTATAATTATACAATTAAGATTATTAAATTATATTAATTTCATTACAGATTTTAAATCTTTAATTAGTGGTATACCTATATCAATTAATGGTGTAATTATTGCATCAACGATTGAACCTAAGAAATTATATGATCATTTGAAATTGCTTAAGAGTACATTTATTTTACATCCTCATACAAGTATAGTATGGAATATTATGGATAATGAATTTGCAATTGAATCTGATGGTGGAAGAATTGTAAGACCTTTATTTAAAGTTTCTGAAGGTAAAATTCTAGATCCTCCTAAAAACAAAGATGATTGGAATGAATGGATAAAATCAAATATTGAATATATTGACGCAGGCCAAAGTGATATTATTCGTGTAGCAATGTTTCCTTCTGAAGTTTCAGAATTTCATACACATTGTGAAATTCATCCTAGTTTAATGTTAGGACATATGGCTTCGACAATTCCAATGTCAGATCATAATCAATCTCCTCGTAATACTTATCAATCTGCTATGGGTAAACAAGCTATGGGATTATACGCTCGCAATTATGCTAAGAGATTAGATAAGAATGGTTATGTATTATGTAATCCTATGCGTCCATTTGTAGAAACAAAAATGATGAATGTCTTGAAAACTCATGAAATGCCATTTGGTTATAATGCTATTGTAGCTATTGGAATATATTCAGGATATAATCAAGAAGATTCTGTAATTTTAAATAAAGCTGTATTAAAAAGAGGATTGTTCAGATCTCTATATTATACAATTTATAAAGATGAAGAACATAGAAATGTAGCTTCAGGTAAAGAAGAGAAATTTACTAAACCAAGAAAAGAAAATACGAAAGGATTTAAATCTTCATCTTATCATGCTGTAAATGAAAATGGTATTCCTATTTTACATACAAAAATCAAAGAAAATGATGTTTTGATAGGAAAAGTAACTAATTTGAAACAAGATCAGCACGGCTACACTTATCGAGATTCATCAACAACTCATAAAAATGCTGAAGAATGCCGTATTGATGGTGTATGGCAAGACAAAAATTCAGATGGTTATCCATTTGTAAAAGTCCGAGTTGTATCAGAACGTGTACCTGAAATTGGCGATAAAGTTTCATCAAGACATGGTCAAAAAGGAACTTGTGGAATTATTTTGAATGAAGAAGATATGCCTTTTACTGCAAGTGGATTAAGACCTGATATTATTATGAATCCTCATGCAGTACCTTCTCGAATGACTATAGCTCAGCTCATGGAAACGATGTTTGGTAAAGTTTGTTCAATGACAGGAAATTTAGGTGATGGAACGCCATATTCACATTTAAAAATTGAAGATTTACGTAAACATATGGTTTCTTTAGGAATGCATCCATATGGAAATGAACTACTTTATAATGGCCAAACAGGAGAAATGATGGAAGCTGAAATATTTATGGGTCCTACATTTTATCAAAGATTAAAGCACATGGTCAAAGATAAAACTCATTCAAGGGCTAAAGGTCCAATTGTTTCATTAACTCGTCAACCGTGTGAAGGAAGAGCTAGAGATGGTGGTCTAAGAGTAGGTGAAATGGAACGCGATTGTATGCTTTCACATGGCACAGCAATGTTTACAAAAGAAAGATTAATGGATGTAAGTGATCCATTTAGTACAGGATTTTGTAAAAATTGTGGTGTATTGGCAGTTGTAAATAAAGAAGCTTCTCTATATGAATGTGGAACATGTGGAGTAAGAACTGAATTTCAAATGAAAACAATTCCTTATGCAATGAAATTATGGACACAAGAACTAGAAGCAATGCATATTGTTCCTAGATTAGTATTTGAATAGATTTACATAATTACAACTAACTATTTATAAAATGACTATTGTGAAATTAAATGATGATTATCAATACAATCAAATAACTATTGATATTTATAAACTTTTTAAACTTGAAAATGTATTAGAGTATTCTTACGAGAATCATAATACATGGAAAATAATTTTAAATGATGATCTTAAATTAGCTAATGAAAATATTTATTTTATTATAGATACACTTTTTCAAGATGCATTTGGCCATTGGGTCTTTGAATCTGCAATTTATTTACCCTTATTTAAAAAATTAAAAGAAACTTATCCGAATATAAAATTAGTTCTTAAAGAAGAAAAAAATTACAAAAAACTATTCTGTAAATATTTTAATATAGATTCAAATGACATTGTGTATATTATAGAATCTAATAACATATCATTTTTTCCTTCGCCTATAACTTGTTTAAATGATCAAGTTATAAGTGAAACATATAAAAATCAGATTTTTAAGTTTAAAGAGTTTTTTGTAGATAATAACAATATTAAAAGAGATTTGTTAATTATGCCAAGACAAACAAAAGAAAATTACAAAAATAATGATAGAGTACATAATATTCAATACTTACTTGATAAATATAAAGATAAAGCTTATATTCTAAACACCGATGAAATTACAGATTTAAAAGACCAAATAGATTTAGTGCAATCAAGTAAAAATATATTTTTGACTGAAGGATCTCCATTTTTTGTTAATAGCTTTTTTTGCAAAAACAAAAATATTTATTCAATACATCATAATCATTCAATTGTTAATAATCATTATTTTAGTAAAAACAGATTTATGTGTGAGCTTATTAAATCAGAAAATAATCTGAAAGAAGTACATGAATTGCATCAATCTACTATAAATATAGATATTTAAAGATAACTAGTACTAAATTAGTAAACAAATGCTAATTGATATACAAAAAGTTAAAGTTTTTTTACAACAACACGATATTCATATTACTGGAATTCTTCATGTTGGTGCTCATGAATGTGAAGAAAAAGGTGCTTATAACAATGTATTAAATATTAACGATGAAGATATTATTTGGGTGGATGCAAATGACGATCTAACAAAAAGAAATATACAAAGAAATATTCCCAATTGTTATACTTCTGTATTAGATGAGTTTGAAAGAACAGCTATTTTTAATATAACTAATAATGGACAATCGTCAAGTATTTTGGAATTTGGTACACATGAAAAAAATTATGGATGGTGTAAAGTTATAGGTAAAAGACAAGTACAAACTCAAACACTAAGTAATTTTTTCTTAACTAATAATTTAGATCCTAAAAAATATAATTTCTGGAATTTTGATATTCAAGGTGTAGAATTACAAGTATTTAGAGGTTCTCAAGAATTACTTCAATATGCTGATGCTATATATGCAGAAGTTAATACAGAAGAAGTTTATAAAAATTGTGGGAAATTACATGAAATTGATGAATTGTTAGAAAAACATGGATTAAAAAAAGTAGCATTAGATATGACAACAGAAGGATGGGGTGATGCGCTTTATCTAAGATCTAAATAATATTTATTATTAATAACAATGGCAAAAAAATCATTTAAATGTGGTGGTAGATTCTGTAATCATTTTTTTAGAAATGTCCCAATAAGTCAATTATGTAAAAAGAATGATTTATGTTTTGATTATTCTTATTATAATCAACTTATTGAATTAGGTATACCTTTATTCATTGGAACAAAAACTTTTAAAGAAACAACATTAATAAATGATAATAATTTTTTGAGCTTATTAAATGATTCTATTCAATTAGAAACTAATGTTTTATTTGAACATCAAGATATTTACTTTCAAACTAAAGAAATATCTATTTATTTACAATCATACTTATTTAAAATTAAAAACTTAATTATTCAAAAGAATCCTTTCAAAGAAAGATATGAAAATAATAATGATGTTTTTATGCATGTAAGATTAGGTGATATTCAACAATATAATCCTGGCCTAAATTATTATTTAAAAGCATTAGAAAATCTTACTTATGATAAACTATATATATCATCAGATTCACCTAATCATCCATTAATTCATGAATTAAGAAAAAGAATTCCTAATTCAGAAATTGTTTTTTTAGATGAAATTAAAACTCTGCAATTTGCAAGTACATGTAAAACAATAATTTTATCACATGGAACATTTTCTGCTGTAATAGGATATTTAAGTTTTTATTCAAATGTTTTTTATCCATCATTCAAAAACATGAAAATATGGCATGGAGATATTTTTTCAATACCTAATTGGAATTGTGTTGAGTTTTAATGGTATTTGATATTTAAATATAAATGCCAAATTATAACTGGAAAATTTCTTCTGGAAATCGTCAAGATGTAATTGATTATATTATAAAAATGAAAGAAGTTGGAAAATTCAGTGTTATAGATATTGGAGGAACTGCAAATAATTGGTGTTCGAAATACTGTGATGCTATTGTTGACTTTAATACACCTTCAGGAATAAGCGATGGTATACGTTTTTTTAATATGGATATAACACATCCAGACAGTTATACTGAGATTGAAGAATATATTAAAGATAATGGAAAATTTGATTTTGCTATATGTACACATACCTTAGAAGATATAATGAATCCTGGATTTGTTATTGAAAAAATATGTAAAATATCAAAAGAGGGATATATTGCTGTTCCAAGTAAGTATAGAGAAATGTGTAGAATCGAAGGAAATTGGAGAGGTTATATACATCATAGATGGATTTTTATTAATCAAAATGAAACATTTACAGGATTTCCTAAAATTAATTATATTGAAAAAGAAGAAAAATTTGATAGAATTTCTGATTCATCAAATGAAAAATGCGATTTGTCATTTTACTGGAAAGATACGATTGATTTTAAATATATAAATAACAATTATTTGGGCCCATCAGTAAATGCTGTTATTAAATATTATGACGATCTTCTATTTTAACATTATAAAGGATTTGAATATAAAATGTTTAGTCGTATACAAAAAATTAAAGAAAAGGGGTATTCTCCAGATTTAATACTAGACATTGGTGCGCATAAAGGATTCTGGACTAAAGATTGTAATAGAATATTTAATTGCAAGTACATGTTATTTGAAGCAATTGATTATCCTGAATTAAAAATGATAGTTTCACAAAATAAACAAGTATATAATATTTTACTAAATGATAAAGAAGAAGAAGTTGATTGGTATGAAGCTAGAAATACAGGAGATTCAATGTTTTGTGAAAAAACAAAGCATTTTATAAATTGTAAACCTATTAAAAAACAAACTACTACACTTGACATAATTTTTAAAAATATTACTATACCAAATGAAATTTTTATTAAAATTGATTGTCAAGGTGCTGAAATTCCTATTTTAAAAGGTGGATTATCGTTACTTAAAAATGTAAGTTTTATTCTATTAGAAATTCCATTTTTTGGAGAGTATAATACAAATGTTCCGTCATTTCTAGAACACTTGAAATTTATGGATTCAATTGGTTATGTGTAATATGATATTTGTGAAATGCATTATATGAATGATTTTTTAATGCAAGTAGATATTTTATTCATACAGAAAGATCACTCATTAAATTCAAGTGTACAACAACTGCTATTTTAATAGAATTTTCTTTATAGAATTAAATATGAAAATTGTTGGATTTTTTATTAGACATTTTACTGAACGTGGAACAGAAGTTGCAGTATATGATTATGCAGATTATAATGAAACTATTTTAGGGAATAAATCAATTATTTATTGTTTTACTCCTGAAAAACAACAACAAGTAAGATTTCCGTTAACTCGGGCTTCATATGAAAAATTTAGAAATAGATTCGAAATAAAAGAAATTAATCATTTTAATGAAATTACAGGAATTGATATTTTTTATACACAAACACACGGAGGTCCTGATATTTATAATTTTAATAATCCAGAATGGAGACGTTTTAAAACAATTAAACATTGTGTTTTTGATACTAGATATAAGGAAGCAGATGTATATACTCCTATAAGTTATCAATTAAATAAAAAATGGAATACAACTTATCCAGTTTTACCATATATGGTAAGAATTGGAAATACAACTGAACATTTAAGAAAAGAATTAAATATTCCAGAAGATTCTATTGTTTATGGAAGGTATGGTGGGTTAGATACATTTGATGTTGATTTTGTTAAAGAAGCAATTATTAATGTAGCATCTCAAAATAATAAAAAATATTTTTTATTTATGAATACACCTAAATTCTGTAATTTATCAAATGTTATTTTTCTAGAAGCATCTGCAGATATGGAAATCAAAAGAAAATTTATTAATACATGTGATGTTTTCTTACATGCTAGAAGAGACGGAGAAACATTTGGATTAGCTATTGCAGAGTTTGCAATTTGTTTAAAACCTATATTGGCGTGGAATATTTGTACTGACGATGCTCACTTTCAAATTTTAGGAGATAAGATAATTAAATATGAAAATAAAGAACATTTAATTAATTTACTAAATCAATTTAACCCAAAAGAATTTGATATGTCAAATAATGGTTATCTAGAATATACTCCTGAAAAAGTAATGAAAGTATTTAATGATATAGTGATAAATTAAATATAAAATGAAATTAATTGACGGTTTTGGTTTTTATAATGAATTGGGATTATTAAAGTATAGATTAGATACATTATACGATATAGTTGATAATTTTATTCTAGTTGAAGCAACAACAACTTATATGGGGAATTTAAAAGAATTATTTTATGAAAAGAATAAACACTTATATGAAAAATATCAAGATAAAATTATTCATATAATTGTAGATGATATGCCTGATGCGTCTGATCCATGGAAACCTGAAAATCATCAAAGAAGATGTATTTCGCGAGGGCTCCAAAATTTAAATTTACAAGATGAAGATTTAATTTTAGTTTCAGATTTAGATGAAATTCCAAATCCTAAAATATTATCTGAATTAAAAATAACTGGTTGCAAAAGTATGTTCTCTTTAAACCAAGATCTTTATTACTATAATTTAACAAACTTGGTTAATAATTCGTGGGTACATCCTAAAATTTTTTCGTATTCTTTTTATAAAAATACATTAAAATATGATACAAATTCGTGTAGATTAATGAATGTCCCTATTCTAAATAATGGAGGATGGCATTTAAGTTATTTTGGAGATTCAAGCTTCATATCAAATAAAATTAAGAACTTTGCGCATAAAGAATATAATTCAGAAGAATATACAGATAAATTGAAAATAGAAGAACGAATTAGAAGAAATGTTGCTGTGTTTAATGATAATATAATCTTGAAGAATATACCTATCGACCAGAACCAAAATCTACCACCAAATCATGAATTTCTATTGGAATGTCTATCAATAAATAGTTGAATATTTTGATTACATAATAAAGAACATTCTTCGTTAATTTTTTCATCACTCCAACTCCACCAACAAATTTCTAATAACTTGGAAATTTGTTCTTGCGAAAATCTATATTTAATTAATTTTCCAGGATTTCCGCCAACAATAGAATAAGGTTCAACATCTTTTACAACGTGTGTGTTATTTGCAATTACGGCTCCATCTCCAATTTTTACTCCAGACATTATAGTTACATTTTCTGCTATCCACACGTCATTTCCAATTATTACATCGCCATTTGTTTTTGGATGTCCAACACCATTAAATTTATTAAAAGTACCTTTGCCAATATGTCCAAATGGAAAAGTAGTAATCCAATCAGTTCTATGATTTCCTCCGAGGTAAATATTAACATTTCCGGCAATAGAACAAAACTTTCCTATATTTATATTTGATCCTTCACCCCATGAATGAACTTTTATGTTCTGCATTCCATATGAATGTTTTCCAACACTTTTAATCATTTATATAATTTAAACCTTGAATATCTAAATAATAATAAAATGGCTAGTATTGAAACTTATTATATGTATTTATGCAATGAATCTTCTGATATTAACGAACATCTTCCTACATTAAAAGAGTATGCGTCAAAGTGCAATTCTGTAGTTGAATGTGGAGTTAGAACAATTGTAAGCTCTTATGCATTTGCATTAGGTCTCAAGGGAAATCCTGAAAATAAATTACTTATGGTAGATCCTGAAAAATCTCCAAATATGAACAATTTTTTATTAATGTGTAAAAAAGATGGTATCAATTGTGATTTTTTTCATGGAAGTGATTTAGATTGTCCTTTAGTTCAAACCGATCTTTTGTTTATTGATACATGGCACGTTTATGGACAATTAAAGCGTGAATTGAACTATTGGCATTCATCAGTTTCAAAATATATTATTATGCACGATACAACTGTTGATGAATCGTTGGGTGAAACAATAAGAATGAGAATGAATGCAGAAAAACAATCTTTGGAATTTAATATGCCAATTGAGGAAATTAATAAAGGTTTGTGGCCTGCTATTGAAGAATTCTTAAAAAAACATCCTGAATGGATAATTGAAAAACGTTTTACAAATAATAATGGTTTAACTATTTTAAAAAGAACTTAAATAAATGATATATCTAATTATAACTACATGTATAAACAATAAATTTGGTATTCAAAATTACGAACATCGCAAGAATTTATATTTATATAGTATTCGTAAAACTCTTGAATATATTCCAAAAGATATTAAAGTTATTATAGTTGAAAATAATGGTAAAAGAACAACATATTTAGATGATTTAGGTGTTGATGTTCATTATACAACAAATAATTCAAACATTTATTATCATAAAGGTATAAATGAATTACAAGATATTCATTCTGTAATTCAAACATACAAGATCCAAGATGATGATACAATTATTAAAATGACCGGAAGATATCATTTACTAAACGATTTTTTTGTTAACCTTGTTCTTAATAATGATTATGATGCATATATAAAATATTATAATGTATGTACTTTTAAATATGAATTAAATGATTGTGTTTTAGGATTATATGCTATTAAATGTAAATTCTTAAAACAATTTCAATATAAAAATATGAATAAATCTCCTGAAATAGAATTTGCAGAGTTTACTAGATCTTTAAATCATTGTGAAATTAAAGATTTAGGATTAAGATGTTGTTTTGCCGATAATTTAAAAATTTTAGATGTTTAAAGATGTTCCAAACATTCACCGCCAGATAAGAACGCAGGATTAATATACATTTTCAATCCTTGATTAAATGAGACATGTTCACATGTTTGTGATCCATCATATCTTTTTCCTTTTATTGATGAAGATTTATAAAGAACCATACTTCCGAATGCTGATTCACATGAAACCCATTCAGAATTTTCAGGTATAATATTTTGAAATCTTCTTACAAAATAATGAATATTATTACGTTGTACTAAAGTATTATTTGAATCTAAGAATATTGAAGGTTGTCTTTGTATTTCAAGCCAACAATCAAAATCAATTCCTAATTGTTTAGATCTCAAAGCCCAAATATCATAATATCTTCCTTTTCTATTTGAAGCTATTGCATCCCAATCATCTCTTTGAAAACATGATTGTAATTGTTCTTTGAAATTATCATAAATTTCCAAAGCATTATCTAAATCTAAAAATAAACAATAAGGAAATTCTTCATAAAAAGGTTCAATAAATTCCAGATATTTATTGCGACAATGTGCAATTCTTTTAGTTCTAGAATGTTCTTGAAGATTTCCTAAAGTAATAATATTTATTTTAGGATTGTTTTTAGACCAATTGTTTAAAACTTCTAAAGAATTATCTGTAGAATTAGATTCGATAATAATACATTTATAATCTTCCAAAGAATCAAATATAATTTGTAAATTTTTTGATGTATTCGTCCAAAAATTTACAATATTTCTTGCACAACCACAAATAATTGCTTTCATTTATATTTATTAAATTCTTGAAACCAATATGAAAATTCTAATTTATGAATTTGTGAATTATTTCCTTCAAAAGTATCTAATAATTCTTGTGTAATATCTGACCATTCTTTAACTATTAAAACAGGCAGACCTTCAAATAAAGGATCTAGAGGAGAAGATTTCATAATTGGAATACATCCTAGTACAAGAGCTTCCCATGTTCTATGACAATCTAAGCCATTACCGTGTGGAGAAATTACATATTTATATTTAAGCATATTATTCCAACAAATATTTCTTGTAGTTTTAAAAGGTTCATAAAATACTAAATTTTGAGGTATTTGATTAAAAGCATTTATTCTATCTTGTGCATATCTTGTATTCATTAAAAATTGATAATTTGCATAACATTTTGATAATTTAGGAATTTTCAAGTTTCGTAAATTTATAATATCTTGATATTGTGAAGTAAGAGATTGTTGAGGACCCCATGAATATGCACCTCTTTCTAAAGTATGAAAATCAAGGCCAATAGGTAATTGTCTAAGTTTTTCTGATGGTTCTGTACAATTTTGTGAATACCAACAAATTAATAAAGGATGACCTAATAAAAAAGTAGCTTCATTTCTAATATCTTGAGGAACAGTTGTATCTGAATCTCCAGAAACTAAAACAAATTTGAATTTCAGATTAGGTAAATAATTAACAATGAAATTTCCAAGAGCATCAGGGTGAACATATATAGTTTCGCCATCTTTTTGAGGAAATGTAGTTGGAATTCTACGAGAACCGGATTCAGGATTTTGTATATGATGATCGCATCCAAATAATAAAGAGCGAGAAGCAACTAACATTTTAATTTAATTTATCTTAATTGATTTAAATCTATCATCAACAACAAAATTACCATTAAATGAATCAATTGAAATAATAAAATGTTTATTTTTTAATGTTTGACTTAAATGCCAATAACATACATTTGGATCATCTTTATTCATAATTTCAATAATTGTAATATTTTGAGAACTAAATAACATATTTGTTAGACCAGCTCCATGTGGAGCAACTATTACTTTAGCTTTTGAAAATAATTCAGTTGTTTCATTAAAAGATAATTTATCAAATACTTTCCATTCAATATCATTATAATAACTCTTTAGATTTCCTAGGAATTGATCATGATTTAAAATACTTCTATAAGATTCAGAACGTTTAATTAATATTCCATATTTCTTTTCAAATACTAGTTTTTCAGAAATTTTATTTCTTAATAAATTAATTTTTTGTGGAGATGGATTTCCACATTCAATTTTTTTCATTAAAATGCATTCGTTTATTTCTGAATTGTTAACATTAAATAAAATAGGACTATGAATATCAAACCATTTCAAAAGATTTTGAATAAATCCACTTTGAATACATAATAAAGTAAAATTATCTATATTTATTTGTGATTTTATTTCTAATAAACTTGGTAATCCTTCTGTTAAAAAATGAAAATAATTATGATTCCATTTAAATCTTAATTCAATTACAGATAATGAACCTTGCGGATTTACATTAATTTTTTCAACTTGATGATATCCATATTCAATTTGATGATTTTTAAATAATGTATCACTAAAATTGAATATTCTTTTTAATGATTTTTGTGTTTCTTTTTCATTACATATAAATACTGGCGGTAATCTTTCAAATAAATAAGTATTTGGTTTTTGGGGCAATTCTAAAAATCTAAAAGTATCGTCGTAATTCATTTATATGTAATTAAAAAATTATATATAAATGAGAATTTTACTTAAATTTCCATCAAGAGAACGTCCTCAAAAACTTTTAGAAGTTTATAAAAAATATATTTCTATGGCATCTAATCCTTCATTAATCTATGGATTAATTACTTTAGATTCGAATGATTATACAGCTACTCCTGAATTAATTAAAAATTTAGAAAATGTTCATTCACAAACACAAATAATTGTTGAAATATCAGGATCAAAAATTAAAGCTGTAAATCGTGATATGGATAAAGCTCCAGAATATGATATTATTTTATTAGCTTCAGATGATATGATTCCTCAAATTATAGGATATGATGAAATTATTAGACAAAATATGAAGAATTTATATCCTGATACAGATGGGGTTTTATGGTTTAATGATGGATTGCAAGGATCCAGATTAAATACTTTATGTATCCTTGGAAAAAAATATTATCAAAGATTTGGATACATTTATCATCCTGCTTATAAATCTTTGTATTGCGATAATGAATTTATGCAAGTTGCTTCAAGATTAAATAAACAAACTTATATTGACCAAGTTATAATTAAACATGAACACCATATTACTGGTATAATACCAATAGATCCATTATATGCAATAAATGATTCATATGATAGAGAAGATTGTGAAACATATATTAAAAGATTTAAACTAGGGTTTCCTTAATTATATAATAAGAAATGGTAGAACATATTTTGTATATAAATTTGGAGTATAGAATAGATAGAAAAGAACAAATTATAAAAACATTATCTGAACATTTTCCAGAAGAAATTATTTATAGAATTCCAGGTATATTAAATACAAATTGTCCTGCAATTGGTATTGCTCAAGCACATATTAATGCCCTTGAACACGCCATAACAAATGATTGGAAACATGTTTTAATTATGGAAGATGATATGATATTTAACGAATTTGAAAAGAATTATAAAAAACTACAAGATTTAATGTCTTCATCATATGATGTAATAGTTTTAGGTGGTATAAATGTTGATTATAACCCCGAAACTTCAAAGTTATATAAATGTTCATCTATGGGTGCATATTTAGTTCATCAAAATTATTTTTTAACTTTATTAAATAATTTCAAAGATGGTTTAAAAAAGTTGATTATTGAGGATATTAAATTACAAACTAAGAAGTTTATGTGGAATGTAGATAAAGGTTCTTTAGAAAAAGGTCAATCGTATATTATTGATCAGTATTGGCAACGATTGCAGCAAAAAGATAATTGGTTTATTATTCCGCTATGTTATTCAAAAGAAGATTATTCTGATTCATTAAAAAGAGTAAAAAATTGGGAACCTTATTTCTTGAAATAAGATAAGAGAAAATGCTTAAATTACTTTTATTAGAATTTATAGGTATTATTTTAATTTTATCAACATCTATATTAACTCATTCAAATCCTTATTTTATTGGTTTAGCTTATATGTCTGCCTTATTAATTTCCCATGAATCCCCTGGTCATTTTAATCCTATTTTCTTATTTATGCAATATTTATTAGGTAGAATTCCAGTTAATGAATTCCTTAAATTCCTAAGTATTCAACTCTTAGCTGTAATTGGATTTGTTATTGCTTATAAATACTAATTTAAATATTCTAAACATAAATAAATCAAATGGCTATTTTATTTATTTATGCCGAAAACCCTGATCTAAAAACTCTTTTACATAATCAAGTAAATAAACATAGATATACAGATTCAGGATTTGATATTCCTTTATTAGAACAATATATTAATGAAAATACTGTAAGAGATGGTTATTGTGTTCAATATACATTTAATTTAGGTATTAAAGTTGCTTCTGTAAAAAATAATGTTCCTATGCCTTGTCTTCTTTTACCTAGATCATCATTATCAAAAACTCCATTTCGTATGGCAAATTCTATGGGATTAATTGATGCTGGATATCGAGGTGAAGTGAAAGCTATAACAGATGTTGTGAATTTTAGAACAAATACGAATGTACATATTACTAAGGGCAGTCGTGAATTTCAATTATGTCAACATGATTTCTTACCTTGGAATGAAGTACGCATTGTAAATGCCCTTGAAGAATTACCTCAAGCTCCTGATAATCGTGGCGAAGGTGGATTTGGATCAACGGGGCATTAATGATAAAGAAATGGCATCATGGACAATCGCAAACCAATACGCATTGTAATAAGTCCATTTAAAACCAAATACTAACATGACGAAGAAAACCATGGATCTTAGAAAAGTATTTAATAAAGTATTCGTCGTCGGAAAATACCAAAACATCATTTATTTTTTCTGAATATTTTTTTCTCTTTGTTAATTATAAACAAAAATGGGTGGTGGTTTACAACAAATTGTTGCGTATGGTGCCCAAGACGTATACTTAACGGGTAATCCTCAAATTACCTTCTGGAAAATCCTATACAAACGCCATACGAACTTTGCGATGGAATCTATTGAAGTAACGTTCAACGGCCAAGCTGACTTCAACAAACGTGTAACTGCCGTAATCAATCGTAATGCCGATCTAATGTTCCGCACATATGTACAAGTAGTACTACCTTCTGTTGACGTATCTGCCTCTTCCACCCAAATTGGTGTTGCCGGTACATCTTTCCGCTGGCTAAACTATGTAGGTCACCGTCTACTCAAACAAGTAGAACTTGAAATTGGTGGTCAACGTATTGATCGTCAATATGGTGATTGGATGCAAATCTGGACCCAGCTATCTACGGAACTTGGCCAAGTACCTGCCCTAGATTCTCTAGTAGGTAACACCCACGATCTAACTCTACTCAAAACATCCACGGGTGTAGGTCTTGATGCGACCTGCTCTTCTACGGAAGTAACCCAATCTTGCGTATCTCGTGCTGGTACGCCTGCCAAGACGCTATATGTACCTCTCCAATTCTGGTTCTGCCGCAATCCTGGTCTAGCGATTCCTCTAATCGCTCTACAATACCACGAAGTACGCCTAAACGTGGACTTCGAAACCTGGGAAAATTGCGTATACGCTGAATCATCTGTAGGTGTACCTGTACGCCCTACGGCCCAATCTCTAGCGGCTGCGTCCGTATATGTAGATTACGTATACCTAGACACGGAAGAACGTCGTCGTTTTGCCCAACAATCCCACGAATACCTAATTGAACAAGTACAATACACGGGTGCGGAATCTATTACTTCTTCATCCAACAAAGTACAGCTTAATTTTAACCACCCTGTAAAGGAACTCCTATGGGTAGTACAACGCGATTCCTTCGTTGACTGCTCTTTCCCCCCGTGGCTAGGTGCTGTAGGTGGTCAACAACCTTTTAACTACTCCGATGACTTCTCAACGGAAGGTATTATTATGTCTCTACTAACTCGTGTGGGTGCCAATGCCTCTTCTACTGGTACGGCAGCCGGTCCTTCTATTGGTCTTGGTGTAAACGTAACCCAAGGCAATGTACTTGCGACTGGTCAACAAGGTACGGCTGGCTCAGTTGTTGCTGGTCTTGCGAACGGTGGTGCTGCGGGTGCCTCAGATGCGTTCGATTCAGGTGTGAACTACCTACTTGCCAAAGTAATTCTTGCATCTGGTGTACGTTGCGAAGGCAAGAACCCTGTAGAAGTATGCAAACTACAACTCAACGGCCAAGATCGTTTCACGGAACGTGAAGGTTCTTACTTCGGCACGGTACAACCCTACCAACACCACACCCGTACGCCGTCTACGGGCATTAACGTATACTCCTTCGCTCTACGCCCTGAAGAACACCAACCTTCTGGCTCATGCAACTTTTCTCGTATTGACAAAGCCACTCTACAACTAACGGTATCTCTAAACACGGTACTCGGCTCCAACACTGCCCAAGTACGCGTATACGCTCTAAACTACAACGTGCTCCGCGTAATGAGCGGTATGGGTGGTCTAGCGTATTCCAACTAAATAATTAAATATATAATAATAATATTTAAATAAAAAATATTTAAAGTTTTTTCTAAGAACTTTAAATATTTTTCTTATAACAAACATGCCTCCATCACAAAATAAAAAAACATTGAAGAGAGGTTCACGTAGACAAGTATGGAATGGTTCAGCTGAGAAAACTATGGGTGGATTAGGAAAAGATGATTTAATGAAAAATGAAAGAGGTCGTATTGTATCAAAGAAAAAATGTACAACTATGAAAAATTGTTATAAAGGTTCTGATGATGAAGAAGAACTTCCTGCTAAAAAAGAAGAATCTCAACCTAAAAAAGGAGGAGGATTTTGGGAATCATTATTTTAAATTTTATGATTATAATGTTTTCTACATACAGCAGAATAAGATTCTACTCCACCAACTTTAATTTGATAATCATATTTAATATTTCTTCTTGTAAATATTGCTAATGTACCATCATTACAATCTTTACACAATGCCGATAATTTCTTACATTTATCAGAATAAGGAATTAATTGAAGTATTTGTCCAAAAGGATGTTTTTCAGAATCACCATCTAATCCACCAACAATAACATCTTTTCCAAATTTATCTACCCATAAAAGAACATATTGTTTTAAATCTGGAAAGAATTGTCCTTCGTCAATAACAATAACATCATAATTTAAAACATCATTAGAAAAATGTTCTAAAGTTGAAGAACTTTGGCATAATTCATATTCAAGTGAATGTGAAGATAATTTATTTTCACCATATCTTGTTTCAATGAGAGGTTTAATAACTAAAACTTTTTTATTAATTGATTTTGCTAATTGTATTTTTCTTATAAGTTTTGTAGATTTTCCTGAAAACATTGGTCCAATAACAAGTTCAAGAGACATTTATAATTAAAAGACATGTAATAAATAAATCATTAAACTTATTTAAACGTAAAAAATTAAGATTTATAATAAATATGCCACAATTATTAGTTGAAGCTAAAACTGTTCAAACTGGCGCTGTTCGTACATTAGTTGAAGCTTTAAGATCTATCTTAGTTGAAATGTCTCTTTTGTTCGATAAAGATGGTATAAGAATGGTAGCTATGGATAATACGCGTACAGTTTTAGTACATTTAAGATTACATGCAGATAAATTTGAAAAATTTGAATATAATCATCCTACAGCAAAATTTGTTATTGGTGTAAACACCGATCATTTATATCGAATTGTAAGAACTGCTACAAATGATGATACTCTGACATTTTATATTGATAAAGAAGATCCTAATTCATTAGGAATTATTATGGAAAATCCTGAAAAGAAACAAATTCATAAATATAAATTAAATTTGTTGGACAGAGATGAACCTGATTTGCAATTACCTGATACTGAATTTTCTACTAGAATTACTATGCCTTCTCTAGATTTTCAAAAGATTTGTAGAGATATGACTCTTTTATCAGCAAAAACTATTGAAATTACAAATGTAGGAACTACTTTATCATTCAATTGTAAAGGACATTTTGCTTCTCGTACTACTATTATGGGTGATAGTGAAGATGATTTTAATATACATAAGAAAAGTTCAAGTGAAATTGTAAGTGGTCAATTTTCTTTACCTCATCTTGTTTTATTTACGAAGTGTACGAATTTATGTAATAATTTAGAAATTCATATGAAAAATAGTTGGTTTTTAATGATTCGTTATGTCGTAGCAAATTTAGGTGAAATTAAATTATGTTTAATGCCTTGCTCAACTTAAAAATATACCATTTTTATTATATAAATATAAAGATAATTCAGAAATAAGTTCAAGTGAAAAACACGATATTGTTATAAATTCACATAAAACAAGTAAATTCATAGCATCTTCAATTTTTGTTCCTAATAATTTACTAAAAAAATATGATAAATGAATATCTGATGAAAATGTTCCATTTGTTAATTTTAATTCTGATACTGTAAATATACATACATTTAAGAAAATATGTTGTAACCAAACTAATAATAAACATATAAAAACACCTAATTTAAATTGCCATAATGGATATATTGTATGTGAATATATTATACATAAAAATGTAGTTATACTACATAAAATATGTATTATTATAACAATATAACCTAAAACTTCTCCATCAGTAGTTAACCATTTATATAAAAATCCAATTAGATTTCTTAGAAAATATTCTAAATAATCAATAATTTCTTGTTTATTCATCTTAAATACCTAAGTATAAAAAAAAGTAGTTATTTAAACATTTTATTATCTAGGTCTTGCTTTATGTGCAGTATAAGTAACATCATCAGAAACTTTAAAGTAAGTTAAATTTGAATTCAAATATTTTTTATCCGATACCGTTGTTGTAGTATTCCATAATTTTATGATATGAAATTGACCTTTAGGAGATATGGAAATACCTGCTAAAGTTTCTTTACGATCAATAAGAAGTTCATTAGTAATACAATGTACCATTAGATCTACAAATGAAGTATGTGCTTGTACAGCATCAATTTTTTTTGACCATGCTCCACCATTATTATGTTCAGGTGCTTCCCATAAAGGAGTAAATCCTTTACGCATGAAGAAATACATACCACATTCCCATGCTTCTTTTGGAATTGTATCTATTACTGACCAAAATTGATGTAGAGTTGTAAAATCTGCTACTTTAATATATCCTTTTATTGAATAATCTTTATTTTCAGGATCATGATACCATAAAACCCATACATATGGAAGTTTTATGGTTTCAGAGGACATTTTGTTATAATCTTTAAATAGATATTAAAAAACGAATTCGTTTTACATTTATAAATATTATCTTTACACAAAAATATGGAATTGTCAGCTGCCCTTCTATATTCACTAAGATATATTCCTAAACTTAGTTTACCTCAAGTAATTATTGAAAATATATCAAAATTAAGATTAGTCCCTGCTGCATATAATAAACCTATTCGTGCATCACTAAAACCTAGACATTATGAAAAACCTGAAGATAAAGAAAATTGGCGAGAAAAAGTTCTTGTTGATTATGTTCGTAGAATTAGAGAAACGTCAGATAAAGAATATGATGAAATATTCAGTATATTTAATAAAATTGCTCCTTCATCATTAGATACTTTATCGCAAGAATGTTTGAAAATTCTTAAATCTAGAGATAGAGATTTTAGATTACGAGTAACGACTTTGTTGTTTGATAAGGCAATTAAAGGTTCTATGTATGCGAGTATTATGGCAGATTTAGCTTTGAAACTAAATTCAGAAATTCCTGAAGTTTCAGAAGATTTGAATATGCATACTAAAATGTTTGGATCATTATATGATATGAATGAAACTCTTGTATTTCCTACAAGCGATGATCCTGATTTTGATAATAAAGTTATTGCATGGTCTAAACAAAAAGATGTTAGAAGAGGTTATTCTAGATTTCTAACACATTTATATATACGTAATCTAGTTAATGGACAAATCCTTCACGAATCTATGAACAAAGTTCTAGGTGATTTGGATGATACTGTTCTAAAACCTAAAAGTGAAAAAACGGAAGAGAATGTAACACAATATGCAGATTTCTTATTTGAAAATGCAAAAATACTTCCTAAAACAGCTGTAGAATTGAGAGGATTAATACAAGTACGTATTGATACAATTCTTAAAAAACCGAAGACAGATACCACTTCATTAAATATGAGATCCAGATTTAAATTAGAAGATACGTTTAAATGCGTTCAAGCATCGTAAATTCTAACATTTAAAGATAAATAAAATGGCTCTTCCTTCAGCAGCAGTACTATTAAAAGTTACTGAAGTTGCAATAAATGAAGATAAACCTATTTATTTTGATTATTATAGAGATTCTCTAGAAAAGAAATGTTGTATTGGTGTTCTTCAAGACAAAACTAAATACCTTGCGAAATCAAATGATGAATATACATCAACGATTCAACAAGTTTTTAAATGTGAATCATGTTATATTGTAATGACTGAAAATAGTTTATATGTAGTTGATGCTGGAATACTTATAAAACGCGTATTATCATCTTCAGAAGATAAACATGAATAATAATAATGGATTTTCCACCACCACATTATATTTTATTTGAACCTTTAAATGATCGAGAAACTTTTAAATTATGGAATGAATATAAAGTTAAATATGGAAATAATTGTGAATTTGATGAAATAGATGGATGTAATTTTTTTTCATCAGAAGAATTCACGCCTTTATTTGATACATGGATATCAAAAATTCCTATAAAACAATCAACAAAAATACGTGTATTATTAATATGGCATTCTGAATTTTTAACGTTTGCATGTCAACAAATGCTAAGAAGAAAACTAGAACAAAAATCATTTAAAAATAGAGTATGGTTTCATGTAGAAAATCCTACAACTATTCAATCTGCAATTATTAGTAGATGTATTACAAAACGAATTCCAACAACAATTACTTATCCTGAATATAAAAATGATTAGATTATTTACTGATGGAGCATGTAAATCTAATGGGAAATCAAATTCTAAAGCATCATATGCATATTACTTTCCTGAATATAAGGAATGGTCATATGCTGCAAAAGTTCCTGAAGATGAACAACAAACAAATAATCGAGGTGAATTAAAAGCTATTTATGAAGGTATTTTAAAAGCAATTGAAAATTCAGGTAATTCATCAGAATTTACTTTACATATTTATACAGATTCGACATATTCTAAAGATTGTTTAACAAAATGGTTACCTGGATGGTTAAAAAATAATTGGAAAACTGCTGAAGGTCAAGATGTTAAACATAAAGATTTAATTGAAGGTTCAACAAAATTATTAGTTAAATTTAAAAGTTATATTATTACATGGATTAAAGCACATACAACAAATACAGATGAATTATCATTAAATAATTCTATTGTTGATAAAATGGCAACTGATGTTTTATTACCACCAAAAGAAGGCATAAAAATAATTGAATCTAATGAAAATATATTTAAAGGATTAAATTTAAGAATTATGGGTCCACCGTTAGAACAAGATATTATAACAAAATGGTGTTTAAATAATCTTAATGAATTAAATCAACATTATTTAAAAGTTGCTTTATTCAGTGCATTTCAAAAAACTTTAAAAGATAAAGGATATGATACAGAAATACAAATTATTAATAAAAATAAATTTATTAGATTAAAAATGAATTCTTTGAAAAAAGATGAATTAATTATTATAAAACAAGAATGAGTGCAATAGTTTTCTCATCACCTACATGCGAACCTTGTAAAGCCCTTAAACCCGTATTTGATGATTTAAAAGAAGAATTCAATAATATTAATTGGGCATCGGTAAACATTAAAGAAGATCCTACACAATTAACTCAACTTTATGGAATTAAACAAGTTCCAAGTATGGTAGTTATAAGTAAAGATGGTACAACTAAAACTTATACTGGAAGAGATGTTGCTACATATTATAGATTAGTAAGATCAATTACTTAGATATTTCTTCAGTAACTAAAATACCATTTTTATATGCTTCACATACAAATTCATCACCATCTTCAGAATTATCTTGTGAACATTTAGCTCCACTTGGAGGAGCACCACCAACTCCTGGACTCATAGGTGGCCTTGAACTACTACCATAATTACTTTGAGTAGCTCCACCCATTTGAGGATTTAAAAATGGAGCATTAGCAGGAAAAGCTTTTGATACTGTTAACCATGCAAATATACCAATTAATGCCCCCCATACTAAAGCTACAAATTTCCAAATAGCACCACTTTGATAATATTTTGAACATCCACCGCCATAAAATGATATTAATTGTAATAAATATATTACAGCAAATCCAATCCAAATAGATAAGTTTTGTCCAGGACTACGAATAGTTGAAGCAAAAATTGTATAATATGTCATAATAGCACTTGAAGAAACTATGTTCATAGGTAAATAAGTATTTTCAAGATTTTCCATACCAGGAATTGTACACCATGCTAAAACATCAGAAGCTTCAGAGCCAGAAGGAATTACACTTGCGCCTAAAGCTTTACCTAAAAAGAAATTTAATACAATTGCAATAAAACCAACTAAACTACCAATCGAATATCTTAATTCTTGTCCAATTAAATCTGCTATAGCTCCAAAAGTAATTAATCCAAATGGAATAAAATTAATTAAAGCAAAAAATAAAGTTGCAAGAATACTTCCAATGCCAGTAAATCTTTGAGGATTATAAGCTCCAAATGATAATACTCCAAAGAATAACATACCACCAATAAGTGATAAAATAACTGTTAGAGCTATTGCATATGGATCGTCCATTCTTATTCCTTATATTAAAATAAGTTAATTATATTTCGTTGATAAATAATAACAATGTCAATATATTCGAAACAAACATCATGGTCCGGACAATGTTCAGGATCAAATCAATCTCCTATAAATTTATCGCAATCTATTGCAAAACCTTGTAATTTATCATGTGATTTTAAAATGGATGATGGTCAAGCTATATCTGCTGGATGTATGATTTCAGATGAAGGTTTTATTTTAAATGGTAATTTAGGATCCTGTAAATTCAGAGATACACCTTATCAATGTACTGCATTATTAGTTAATCATCCAAGTCATCATACTTTGGAAGGTTCACCTGCAGATGGAGAAGTTATAGCTTTATTTAATAGTCCTACAGGCGAAAAATTATGTGTTTCATCATTATTTAAAGTTTCATCATCACAAACACCATCCTTAAAATTCTTTCAACAATTTATTCCTTATGGATCATCAAATCAAATTGCCCTAAATGATTGGTCTTTAAAACAAATGGTTCCAAGTGATGGATCTTATTATACATATGAAGGTTCATTAATAATTCCTGATTGTTCACCATGTGAATGGGTAGTATTTAAATCTATGATAAATATAGATCAAGGTGATTTTGCTACATTAGTAAGAACTGCCCAAGCTGGATCAAGAAATATACAACCTTTAGGAACTCGTGAATTATTTTTTAATGATTCTAATACTTCTTCATCATATCTACCTCATGATAATAAAACTTATTTAGTTATGAGACCTTTAGGTAAAAATAAAAATAAGAAACCCGAACCTTTGAAAAAAGCAGATTTGAAAACTACAGAAGCAAAAGAAAGAGCACAAGAACCTTCAACTTTATCAAAAACTACGAAAGCAGTTTCTGAAGATCCTAATACATATATAATTTGGTTATTTAATATTTTATTTTTAGGTGGTGCTTTATATCTTTTATATACATATTCAGGAAAAATACATATTTTAACTTATATTTATAACTTTTTCAGAAGATTGTTTGGTAAACCTGAATTTATTATTCCTGTAAACATAGAAGAATTACCTACTCCAGTACAATAAAAAATGTTATTAATATTTAGTTGCGCCAATACGTATCTTCGGCTTCTTCATCTTCATCTTCTGATGAAGGAGCTTTATTAAATTCTTCTTCGGTCATTTCCTTTTCAGGTTTAGGTTTCTTAGTTTTACGATTACAAACAACTTGCCATTCACCTTCACCATCATCTTCCATCTTAACTTTAATTTCTTCATTTAATGGAATATTAGATGAAGGTTTCATTGCAGTTGGAGGACGACGTTTCCTAAAATGACTAAACGGATTAGTCGCTTTAATAAATTCATTTTCTCTTTTAATACGTTCTTCACGAATAGTTTTACGCATACCGTCTATTCTCTCTTCCTCTTTTTTTTTACCCCAATCAATAGCATGAGTAGCAAAACTTATTTTAGGTTTACTAGTATTATCGGCAGCTGAATTAATTAATTGAGGAAATAAATTCGAGTTAGTACTCCCATTCATTTCTTCAACTTTTTGTTGTTGTTGTTTTTCACGTAAATGAGGGGGGATATAATTCATTTTTATATTTTTGTAATACTAAATTTTAAATTAATAAATAATTTCCGTTTTTTAAGAAATGGATTGAATTTAATCCTTTCAAAATTTCTTAGTAATAAAAAATGGTATATGGAATTAATATTTTACAAACTGGAATTTTAAATGAATTAGTTATTCCATTAAAAACACCAGATGTTTTAGAATTTATTCGTAAGAAATTAAAGAATCAAAATATCCAATTTCAAGGAAAAATTCAAGATCCTTTAAAAGAAGATAGATATTTAAGTTTATTTGCAAGAATTTCAGATGAAGAAGGTGAAGATATTAATCAACATATGCTTCCTTCACCATTTGATGAAGAAACTTATTCCGGTTCTATGGTTATTCTAGCATCTTTGAATGATAAAGATGACTATGATAAATTGGCATCAGAATATACGGACTTAAAAGTATCAGAATATGAAACTTTGTATAATGAATGGTCATTTAATAATATTGATGAAGTTGAAGAAATAGATGAAGAGAATGAAGAAGAAGTTGAGAGTATTGTTATTGAAGAAGATATTCCTAAACTTGTAAAAACAATAAAACCATTAATTATTCAAACTAAAGATGTATTTATACAATGTCCAATTCGCTCAAAAATTATTGAAAATTTTAAGGATTTAATATCGTCAGAAAAATCTATAGAATTAGAATTAGCTATTCTTAATTATATAGTTAAATATTCTAAATTAAATTCAATTGATATTGATTGGTCAAATAAAATATTTTGGAATACTTATAGAAGTAAATCTATTTGTATATATGAAAGTTTACAATTAAATAATTGGAAAGATAAAATTACAAATAATGAAATGGATTGTATTAATTTTGTCGATTTAACACCACAAGAAATTTATCCTATGAAATGGAAAGATTCATTTGATAAATTAATTGAAAAAGAAAAGAAATTATATTCTAATTCAGCTAAAGCTTCTATATTCTTATATTGTTCAAGATGTAAAAAGAAAACTAATTGCGATTATTATCAATTACAAACTAGATCTGCTGATGAACCTATGACTACTTTCGTTACATGCTTAGAATGTAATAAACAATGGAAATTTTAGCTTGTATTTTCATATACAACATTTAAACCAACAAATTCATCTGCTTTATTCTCAGATTTTTTAGTAGGTGCTGGTTTACGTAGTATTTTAGGAGTTTCATCTAATGCCATTGCTGAATCAGATGATCTTAATTGAGGTGAAGGTAGATGATGATCGGCTCTATAAATTTTTATGGGATGTATACCATTCACTTCCGTAGGTAAGGCAATTACTTTTTCATCTTTATATTTATGATTGAATTGATCAACAATACTTTGAGGGCAATTAGGTGTAGTTTCAGCTAATCTTTCCATAGTTTCACGAACATGTGTTAATAATGTTTCAGCAGACATACGTTCATCTCTAGGTAAAGATAATTCAATACTAATTTTTGCAGCTAATTTAGCATATGAAAGATGAGCAATTCTATGTGCTTCTGATCTTTTCGCAAACGCAAAAAATCCACCCAATGTATTTAAAATACCTACACCAATACTAACTAAACCAATAGCAATTGAAGATGTTTTTGTATCACCATCAAATAATGTAGATGAACCTACAGAAGCTGTTCCTGCTAAAGTAGAAAGAATAATAACAGGAACTTGTACAAACGCATTATATTTTGATGTTAACGTTTCAGCTCTTGTATGTAGCCACGATAATCCTGAACATCTTTCACCTTCTTTAGCAAGAATATCTTCTAATTGTGAAGACCATTCAATATCAATTAAAGGATCATCCATTTTTTATATATTTTTAAACGTATAAAATAAATTTAAACGCATTAAAATAAGTTTGAAGAATGTCTTTGTGGACATGGGAAAGTAAATTAGAAGATCCATATGAAAAACAAATTTATAAGAAAATATTTAATTTAACGAAATCTAAAACGTTAGCATTAAAAGCTTCAAAAAATTTAGGTTTATTTAATTATTTAAAAAATAATAAATTCGAAACATCAAAAGATCTAAGAGATTCTATTTTCTTACAACCTGGAAAGAAATTATTTGATGAAAAACAAGCTAAAACTGTATGGCAATTTTTCAATACTTCTCCTCAACAACAAGGCGGTGAAACTCCTGTTAAAGGTGATAACGCATTTGATGCTTTATTTGAAAGATGGTTAGTATTTATGTATCATTTATTACCTGATGGTATTCAAGAATCAATTAAATATATTGAACCATTTATGTTTCCATTAAGTGAAAAACCAGGTGAAGAAGGTATTATAACTAAAATGCCTGGAGTTGGATTAGGATTGAATTTTGCTTTAGATATTGTAGCCCAAAATAATAAATTAGCAGCAAAATTAGCTCAACAATATACACCTATGATTATGGGATTAGTGCCTATACCCGAAGCTTCAACTGTAGGAATAATTATTGGGTATATGATTTCAACTATGTTTATATTTTTCAATATGTTAGTTTTTGTAAGTAAACGTGAATTTGGTCAAGCATTTACACAATCTTTGGCACTCTTCCCGTTTATAGGATTAGCTATGCAAAATGTAGCAGAATCGGGAGAAAAAGTTATTGAGAAATTTGCTTCTAAACGTCAAAAATTAATTGGACAATTAAAAGGTTCGGATGGACAAGGAATGTTTGCTTTCTTAGGTGATTTAATTGAAAATTATACATTTGATCCTTTATATGAAGGTGATCCTCAAGCTGATGCATTAGCATTAAAACAAAAACTAGAAGGTAAATTTACAGAAATATCAGGAAATTTACAAAATGCTTTGGATCCTGAAAAAAGAGGTGAATTATTTCAACAAGCTCAACAAAAATTCCAAGAATTAAAAACTGATCCAAGATTACAAGGTTTAAAACAGCAAGCTCAAGAAAAATTTCAAGAATTAAAAGCTAATCCAAACCTACAAGGTTTTAGAGAAAAAGCTCAAGCAAGTTTAGATAAATTAAAAGCTAATCCACAATTACAAGGTCTTAGAGAAAAAGCCCAAGAAAGATTTAATAAATTTACACAACGTGCTGGAAAACGACTTTCAAAGAAAAAACATAAGAATAAAAAATGGAAGACGCAGCGGAAATTAAACAAATAATTCGTAATTGGGTTTCTTTAGATGATGAAGCTCGTAAATTACAACAACAGCAAAAAGCTATAAGAGAACAAAAAGCTAAATTATCTGAACAAATTCTGGGATTTATGAGAGATAATCATGTAGATAATTTTAATTTAGAAGGCAATGGTCTTGGAACTATTTCACGTAGTATGCGCACTTCTCGTCCTCCTCTTCGTAGAGAATTTATTCGTACTCAATTATTAATACAATTTGCCGATCAACCTCAAAGAGTAGCTGAAGTTCTAAGAACTATTGAAGGTGTATCAGAAGGTGCGGAAGATATGTCAGTAGGTGGAACTCAAAGAGAATTACTTTCACGTAGAATTCCTAAAACTAAAATGAATATGACTATTTAAGATTTTTTAAAGCTTCTCTTGCAGCAAATTGTTCACCTTGTTTTTTAGTTGTTGCTGATCCAACACCTAAAGAATTATTATTATTATCAAGAACACTCATAGTATAAATAGAATCAATAAAATTTATCATAGTATAAGTTGGTGTATATTTAAATTTTGCTTGACATAATTTTTGTAATTGATCTTTATAATTTGTATCATTCAACAAAATTTTAGGAATATCAATATGTTTTTCAATTAATGAAATAATAAAATTATAAACTATTTGGAAATTATATTCTGAATCTATCCATAAAGCACCAATAAAAGATTCTAAAATATCACCTAATTTTTTAATATTTGTTCGACCATTACAAATATCTTCATTATGTTTAGAAATAATATAGAAATCATTTAATTTTAATTGGATTGCTAATGTTCCTAACATAGAATTACATACTAATTCTTTACGTAAATTTGTTAAGAATCCTTCTTGTTGGGTAGGAAATCTTTTAGATAAATAAGTAGCAACACAACAACCTAATACTGAATCACCTAAATGTTCTAATCGTTCATAAGATTCAGGAAATAAATCTAAACAATTATTAGGTTTAGCTGCTAATTCTGTAATATCGCCTTGTGGAGTTGTATATTCTAATCTACGAACATAAGATGAATGGACCATAGCATTTTGAAATATATTAAGATCTTTAATTTCATAATTAGAATTCAAAATTGTATGTATATCCTCATGGGTAAACATACGATTTTTTGTATTGAATGGATTATAAAGTTGTATTTCTACCATAACTTCTTTCTTAATAAAACATAAAAAATTAAAGAGATTCGTTTTTTATTTAAGTTCAATTTTATATTCATTTGAACGAGATTCTTGTCTGAGTTCATTCATAATAAAATCATAACACGATCTAGCATTCTTCTCTCCATATGGATTTTGGAAATAACGTTCAAGTTTTTCCCAAAGTTTGCCGTTAGTTATAGTAGTTGATTTAAACCATGTTTGAGGTCGACTAATAGTTATTACTGTTCCATTAGGACGTTCAATTCTTTGAAACGTACTAAATTCTGGAGTTTTAAGAAAATCAACTAATTCTAATTCTTTAATTTTCCTTTCTTCACGCAAAGCATAAATTTCTGCATTCTTATCTTTTAATTGTCTGTCCAACGTTTCATAAGCATTAAGAACTTGTCTGAACTCTTCCATTTTTTTATTTAATAATAAAAAATTTAATTAAAATTTAAATTCGTTTTTAAGTATAATTTCTACAACGATTGTCACCTTTGTGTTTAGGATCAATCTCGGATTTATATATTTTACTATCAGCGCGCCTAATTCTAGCTCCTAGAGTATAACCTAGATCCGGATAAGCAGATTGAGGTACCCAAAATGTACCATCGCCTCGATGATAAGAAGCTACATTGCGAAGTACATCAGCAATTGCATTTTTATTTGACTTAGCAGGCATTTTTTTCTTTTATAATTAAAATTTAAAATTTAAAAACAAATCCGTTTTACTAAAAAACAAAAATTCTAATACTTATCTCCATTTCTTTTGATTCGTATTTTCGTTTAAGGTTATATGCCCTACCCTGCGCATATAACTATGATCTGGCTAACCCAAATCTCTCGGTATTTATCATCTTAATAATGTCTTATTAAAACGCTATAGTACTTGAATACTATAAACATCCCCCCCTAATGCCCCCTATTTCCACCGCATTATGCCCATAATTACCTAATGTAACTCCTGTTTAGTTTCTACCTTTATTATCTCATTTTCTTTCCTAACTCAACTTTTTATCTAACCTTTTCTCCCCTAAAATACAAACTATTTTAGATATTGTGCCCCTCCATCGCACAATATTGTCAAACATACTACATACTTTTAAAGGTAGTTTTCCACACTACCTAAAATTTCCGAATATTTGTCCGTCTGTCTCAATCTTAAATTAGTATGTTACAAGCATGCTAATTCAGAATAGAAACTCCGTAGATGATACTAATCCATCTCCAAACTCTAAAATCTATAAATTCTTTTATTTCAGAATTAGAAGTTTATTAAAACTCATAATTCTTAAACTCTTTCTTAAACAAACCTTAAACTTTAAAGGTGTAGTTAGTACAACTACTACTTATCATTAAAATCTTATAAAAAAAAAATCCGTTTTTACAAAAAAAAATAATTTAATTTATTTTTCCTTTTAAGAATTTAGACCTTATTACTTTCAAGCAACCCTTCTTCCTTTGCAATTTCTTCAAGGGCTTCAAAAGATGTTCCACTTGCAAGCACATGCCACATTTCAGTTGCGCGTACAGGACATCCATCCCAAAACCAAGCTTGAAGAGCATAAATTCTTTCGCCAGCCACGGTTTCAGCTTTTGTCGAAACAATTCTCCATTGACGTTTATCTTCGATTGCCTCAACATTAACTAACGGCGCTTTCCTGTAGTCCGTGCCCATTCTGTGGATATCAATGTTATAGCTATACTGCTTGTTGCACCTTTTGCACACAGGCATTTTACAAAGCTGGTTCTTTTTTATAAATACTTAAAAATCTAAAACAAATTTTTCCTTTTTTATACCTTGAATTTTCGTTTAAAATCTTTTAATGATGCTTTCAAAGTTTTCTTGTTCCAAAGTAGCCACCTAGATAATGCTCCAGGTGTATCAGGTTTTGACCAATGTTCGCCCATACCAGAATGTCTTTGAATATAAAGTTGTTTACGTTTATTAGCATTATTTTCTCCCGTTTGTTTGTTATAAATTATAAAATCATTATACCCCCTTTGTCCGAAAGGAATTATTTTTTCATTTCCATCTGGAGTTGAAAATACTGCATCGTATTTTTTATCTGACTTATGAGAAGTTTTAATTTTTCTTAATGTGAGTTTTCTTTTTTTCATTTACTATACTTCTTCCATATTTTTTGAAGAGTCCTGATACTTCTTATAAATTTTTTCCAATCATTTTCCCATATTTCTATCAAGTTATATCCTTTATTGCGTATTAGTTTTGACTTTTCTATAGTTTGATTATACAATTCGCCATAAGTTATATTTATCTTTGGATTTATTTTATTTTTATCGTATAATTCTGGATTACCATGCCAGAAATCGCCATGAAATTCAAATATCGTATTTGAACTTTCTATATAACCATCTGCTTTATATCTTGTTCCTGGAATTATAAATTCACCTAAGTTCATTGCATGTTGTATCTTACTATAATATCTTTTTTCCATCAATAATAACCAACTCATACTTGTACAAGAATATTGATTAGAACAACTTTGGCACTCTTTGCCTATCTTATGCAAGTATGGTATTATATAGAATTTACCATGTTTTTTACAAATAACAATTACAGGTTTTGATCCACCTTCCCATACAACTGAAGAATAGTCATATTTATCTCCATATAACTTTATAAATTCCGGATAATAAGATTCAAAACTTTTTAGTTTAGCAAGACCGGCTGATTTTTTTCCACATTCTGGACAACCTTTGCCTTGTAAATGATTATTTGGACTTATACTAAATTCCCCATGCTTTTTACAAATAACAATAATTTTAGTTATTGCATTTTTATAGATCGTATATGAATAATCATATATGTTCTGATGAACGTTATTTGCTTTTGAAATGAATTCTCTTTTACATTTTTCTTTTAAATAATTATTTCTTACGTTCATTTCTCTTCCACATCTACCGCATCCATATTTATAATGGTTTGACGATATTTGTTCAAATTCCCCGTGTTTTTTACATATTATTATCACCTTAGTATTGGAATCTTTATATACCACTTTACTATAGTCATAGCGATCATTCCATATTTCTATAGCATTTTTAATAAATATATCTGTAGTATGTATATTGCCTTGTATTTTACTCATTAATGACATTATTTTTAATAATCAATGTATTTATTGTTATTCATTTTCAATAAACATTTATTACATTAAAGTTTTTAAACGCATATTATATATCTTATATTTTAAATAAGAAGAAAAGATGAAAGAGTTTTATAATAAAGTTTTAGAAATGAAAGATATTGAACCTCATAATTCCAAAAAAATATCTAGAGTATGTCAAGATATATTTAGATTTTTATCATGTAAAAAAATTAAAGATCTTAAAAAATTCCAAGAAAAATATGGTTTGGAATATGAGAATTTCATAGAAGAATTATTAGTAAAACATGATAAAGATATAGTTAGAGATATTATTGATTATGATGGATTTATGGATATTTGTCATGAACAATCGAAAATTTATCGAAAATGAATTCAATCTAAAGATTATAAGAATAAAGTAATAAGAGAGAATGGGCGATACAATTATAGGTGTACAATTTGGAATTGCTAACCCTCAAGATATTCTTTCTCGAAGTGTAGTTGAAGTTAAAACTGATAAAACTTATCAAGGCGATACTCCTATTCCTAATGGTGTATTCGATGCAAGATTTGGCGTAACTTCTCAAGGTAAATCTTGTCCTACGTGTAAACAAACTTATCTATTATGTCCTGGTCATTTTGGTCATATTACTTTAGCTAGACCTGTATATCTATATCAATTTATTGAAGTTGTTCAAAAATTACTTGCTGTTGTATGTATGGGCTGTTCAAATCCTTATTTACCTAATGAAGATTTAGAAACTCTTGCAAAACAATATAAAGGTACGGCAAGATTTAATGCTGTAAGAGATGCTACAACTATTTATAAAGAACGTGATTTAAAAGAAACTTCGGCATGTGCGCATTGTGGAACTCAATTAATTAAAAAAGTTTCTAAAGTTGAAGGAACTATTGCTTCTTTACAAGCATCAACATATGCTGAAGAAGCTGAATCTATTAAATTACAACCTGAATTTGTTCTAAGAATGTTTCAAAGAATTACTGATAAAGACGTATCTTTACTTGGCTTTAATCCTAAATTTTCTAGACCTGATTGGATGATTTGTACTGTTTTGGCTGTACCTCCTCTAACTGTTCGCCCTTCAGTTGTTATGGAAGATAATCAAAGATCAGAAGATGATTTGACGCATATGTTAATTACAATTGTTAAACAAAACAATGAATTAAGAAATCAAATTGATAAAGGTGAATCAGGCCAACTCATAAATAAATTTACAGAATTATTACAATTCCAAGTAGCTACTTATGTAGATAATGAAATTAAAGGTATTCCTCAAGCATCTCAAAGATCTGGTCGTCCTTTGAAAACTTTGAAATCTAGATTAGGTGCTAAAACTGGTCGTGTTCGTGGAAATTTGATGGGTAAACGAGTAGATTTCTCTGCTCGATCAGTAATTACACCTGACCCTAATATTGATTTAGATGAATTAGGTGTTCCTGAAGAAATTGCTACTAATTTAACTTTTCCCGAGATTGTTACTTCTTATAATCGTGATAGATTAATTCATTATATTCGAAATGGCCCTTCAAAATATCCTGGTGCTAAATCTGTTGAATTGAAAAAAGATAAACGTAGAATTCATTTAGGTATTATTAATTCTGAATTAATTGATTTGAAAGAAGGTGATATTGTTCATAGACATTTAATTAATGGAGATGTTGTATTATTTAATCGTCAACCTTCTTTACACAAAGCTTCTATGATGTGTCATAAAATTCGTGTTTTACCTGGATCTACATTTAGATTAAACGTTTCAGCAACTAAACCTTATAATGCAGATTTTGATGGTGATGAAATGAATATGCATGTACCTCAAAGTATTGCATCAGCAACTGAATTAAAAGTTATTGCTTCTATATTAAAACAAATCATTTCACCTAAAAATAATGCTCCTATTATTGCAGTTTTCCAAGATACGCTAACAGGTGTATTCAGAATCTCAGATTCTAATGTTTCAATTCCTGAAAATATTGCTATGAATATTCTTATGCGTATGAAAAAACCCCTTTCTACATTTAAAAGAATTGATAAACCTATTTCAGGTATAGATGTTATTTCACAAGCATTTCCATTAATTAATTTTGATGGGTCTATTAAAGTTGAAAATGGTTTGTTAACTAAAGGAAGATTGCACAAAGGTGCATTTCAATCTGCTTCAAAAGGTATTATTCATGCAATTTATAATGATTTTGGTCATGAACGTGCTGGAGAATTTATTAATTCTATTCAAAATATTGTAACTAAATATAATTTATTTTCTGGATTTTCTACTGGTCCTTCAGATTTAATTGCTTCATTAGAAACTTCCCAAAAAATTGAAGAAATTCTGAAGAATGGTAAACAAGAAGTTTCAAATATTCTTTCTGATATGCATGGTGGAAGATTTATTAATGATAGTGGTAGATCTAATGGCGAAGAACTAGAAAATAAAATTATGGGTGTTCTAAGTGAAATTAACAAAAAAATCTCTGAACTTACAAAAACCCTAGATAAATCGAATCGTATGGTTCAAATGGTAGATTCTGGTTCTAAAGGTTCAGATTTGAACATTACTCAAATGATGGCTCTGTTATCTCAACAAAACGTTGATGGTAAAAGAATTCAATATTCTATGGATAATAGAACTTTACCTCATTTTGCTAAATTTGATGATGGTCCTGAATCTCGTGGATTTGTTGAAAATTCATTTATTTCAGGAATTCGTCCAACTGAATTCTTCTTTCATGCTATGGGTGGGCGTGAAGGTTTAATTGATACAGCTGTAAAAACTTCAGATACTGGATATATTCAACGTAAACTTGTTAAATTAATGGAAGATATTCATGTAGAACAAGATTATACTGTTCGTGATATTAATGGTGCTATAGTACAATTCAGATATTCAGAAGATGGTATTGATTCTATATGTATTGAAAAACAAGAATGTGATTTAGGTGTTATGACAATGGAACAACTTTATAAGAATTTTGCTTGTACTCGCGATGATTTCAAATCAGTATGCTCTGAAAAAATATCAGAAGATCCTCCTGATTTAGTTGAACAATTATTAAAAGATCGTGATTTATTAGTTAAACATGTATTGAAAGGTATTAATTCCACGGATGTATATGCTCCTGTACATCTAGGTAGAATTATACATAAATTCAAAAATCCTTATTCTGTTAAAACTAATCTCAGTCCTGAATATGTAGTTGATGAATTAAATAAATTATGTTCAAAAGATTTTATTCAATCTAATAGATTATTTCATATTCTCTTAAGATTTTATTTATCTCCTCGTAAATCTATTATACTACATAGATTTTCTAAAGAAATATTTGATGAAATTATAAATGAAATTCAGTTCAAATATTTAAGAGCTTTAGTCCATCCTGGTGAAATGGTTGGACCTTTAGCAGCTCAATCTATTGGTGAACCTACAACCCAATTAACTCTAAATACTTTCCATTCAGCTGGAACAGCAAAAGCTAATGCAACTCAAGGCGTTCCTCGTATACAAGAACTTCTAAGTGTTTCAAGAAATCCTAAAAATCCATCAAATTCTATATACTTAAAAGATTCTTCACAATCGAGTGCTTTATCCGTAAAAAAAGATATTCAAAAAACTACTTTGAAAGATATTACTAAATCTGTTCGTATTTATTATGATCCTAATCCATTAAGTTCTAATACATCTGTACAAGAAGATAGAGAATTATTACAATTATATGAAAAGTTTTCAATTACACAATCACAAGCGTGTGTATCTCCGTGGATAATGAGATTAGAATTAGATGAAGATGAAATGGTAATTCGTAATGTGAATGATATGACACTAATTCAATCTAAAATTGAAAATAATAAAGTTTTGAAAGTATTTGATTGTATTCATACAGATATTAATTCTAATAAATTAGTTTTACGTATTACATTTGGTCTTGATGTAGCTAAAAATGCTTTATCATTAAGATTTATTGAAGATAAATTACTAGATACTATTTTAACTGGAGTTGATGGAATTGGACGTATCTTTCCTCGTGAAATTAAAGATGAATTAGTATACGATGAAAAAGTTGGTGGATATGTACCAAAAGTTCAATGGATTTTAGATTCTGAAGGTACAAACTTACTCGATTTGTTTATGAAAGATAGTGTTGATGCTACTAAAACATTTTCAGATGATATTCATGAAGTTTTAGATGTATTTGGAATTGAAGCTGCTCGTATGGCAATGTATGAAGAATTAATGAAAGTATTCGGCCAAGATTCAATTAATTATCATCATCCTTGTTTATTAGTTGATGCTATGACATATCATGGACATTTTATTGCAATTGATAGATTTGGTATGTCCAAATTAGATAATGGTGTTCTTGCAAAATCATCATTTGAACAAACTACTAAAATCTTATTTGATGCTGCTGTATCAGGAGAATTCGATACTATGAAAGGCGTTTCAGCTAATATTATGTTTGGACAAATTCCTCCATGCGGAACAGGATTTGTTGATTTATTAATTGATGAAACTAAATTACCTGAAGGTGATATGGAAGATAAATCTATGTTTGATGAAGATTTGAAACATGCCAATCAATTAGTTGAACAAGAAGAACAAAAAGATTTAGATCAAGGAAATTGTAGAATGGAAGATATTGTTATGTCATGGTAATTTAAATATTACAAACTTTTTTATATTAAAAACATGGAACCTAAATATGATTCTGTAGTAAGCAGTATCATATCTAAGTTTGAAGAACGAGCAAGAATTGGTCAAATTAAATATGGGAAAACCTTAGATAGAAATGATCTTTCTTTCTTAGAATGGATTAATCATGCTCAAGAAGAATTAATGGACGGTATTCTTTATCTAGAAAAAATTAAGAAACTAACACAACCAACAAATACTTAATTGCTATATGCTAGACCACCCATGCCTGACATAATACGTAGTACGTTATAGTTAATGGCATATACACGAACGTTCCATGTATCATCCGTATCTTGATTTACAGCTACTGAACCATCCATTGTCATTACAATAGTTGCTGTATCTACACGAGAGAAATTGCATGTACCGCTGGGTTGATTTTCTTCAGGTTTAATAGCGAATGAATACATGTATACACCTACTCCAGGAACAAATCCAGTATGGTGTTGGTAAGGTTGTACTTTATTAAAGTAATCACCATAACGACGTTCTAATCTATCTTGGCCGTTCATTTGAATCCATTGTTCGTATACAGCAGGTTTATCGTATACATAAGGTAGTAATCTAGTAGTTATAGATGTGCGTGTTTCTTTTTTAGCAGCTTTGCAATCCGTATAAGAACGAGGTTGTACTACCCATATTAGTTCTTTTACAGGATGATTAAATGTTAAATCAATTCTTTGATTAGGTGATGAAATACCTACATCTTCATTGAATTGGACTTGTTCAATTAGATATTCGTGTGATTGTTGAGCAAATCTACGTCTTTCTTCCGTATCTAGATAAATATAGTCAATGTACAAAGCAGCAGAAGAAGCTTGAGGTAATTTAGATACATTATTGTAATTTCCTGCGATTTCCAAAGGTTCTTTCCATATAACATTAATTTTAACTTCATGGTATTGAAGAGCAATTAAAGGTAAGGCAGCTCCAGGATTTTTAGTAAAGAAAAACATTAGAGGAACGTATACCGTATTAGGTAATGAAGGGCGACCATTACCCGTAGAACAACCTACAGGATTAGGAAGACGTAAAGTACCTGTATCCAAACCACTCTTTAACATAGTGCTTAGTTTTTGAGCTTTAAAGTAATCAGATGTTAAGCAAGACCATAAAAACATATATTCCGAATATAATCTATCAATAAGTTGACCGCCAATATCTAATTCAACATGACTAATTAAATTAAAACCTAAAGGGTCAATTGTATCGGCGGCAGATCTTCCATAATTCCATTGAGCAGGTTGTCCATCTGTACCTAAATAAGGTAATTGAACTTCTACATAAGTAGAATAAAGTAAATCAGCATGACGACCAACAATAGCAGTTTGTTTAGTTCCCCAATTAGGTTGACCATTAAAATTTATACGAAAAGGTTCCATTGCGAAATTCGTGTGGCGTTTATATAAACCTTTCCAAAATGTGATCTGGGGATTCCCAGAAAGATACGCATCTTGGGCTCCATATGCAATAAGTTGTAATAAACCTCCACCCATTTGTCTTTATATGTTCAAACGTATTTTTTTTTAATTAATGTTTACGACGTCTAGTTCCACGTTTACGACGACGTCCACCTTCTTCAGCAAGAGGAGCAGCAGCTACAGCACCTTCTTCTACTTTGGGCGCAGGTTCTTCTTCTTCAGCGCCACCTTTCTTTACTTTTTTCCATGATTTCTTCGCTTCTTTAATTACTTGTTTAAGACCCATACCTTTTTTGTAGGTGCCTTTAGATTTCATCGTACGCATCGTTTTTTTAACGTGAGTAATCCATGCGTTCGGCATCTTTTTTTATATATAGGAATAGGAAATTAAATTACTATCGACTTATCACCAGTTTTAGGATTTGAATCATAGATGGGTGAAGTATGCGCCATAGGTTGAAATGAATGTTCAGGTGGAGGCAAGGTAGGTTTTTTATATGTTAAAGGTTTATAACGCAGATGTTCAGGTTTTAATAATAATGAACCTTGTTGGAATTTACCAATATATAATTCCATCATTGAATCTAATGAACCATAATTCATTAAATTCCATTGACATCCATATCCAAATAAAATTACAGGATTATTATTTTTCAAATCAGGATCAGGGTCTGGTACAACCATAGTTATAGATTTTCTATTATTATTTATGAGTTCTTCATGATCATATGGTTGTGAAGCAGTCATATAAGATATACGACGTAAATCTGATGTGTTCCATGATAAATTAATAAGTTCTTCTAATGCAGTACCTTTAATTTCACCACCTGAAACTAATATTAATTTTCCAGATAAATTACAAATAGGTTCTTGAGCTAGATTTTTTCTTTGAAATGCATATTCAGGACCTAAGAAGTATTTAGAAAGAGTTTGTTTAAGAATTTCAGCTGAAGCATTAATAGTTGTAGTTTTAGGTGTATGAAACATTAAACTTAAAATAAATGGATCATCTGCAGCTTTAGTTTCAGATTTATTAAATGCTGAATTTGCTATAGAAACACAACATGATTCTAAAGAAACAGAATTCTTGGCATAATCATATCCAAATTGTTCGTTTTTTAATCCAACAACAGGTTTATCTTTATCACCTGCATAAATATCTAATTCAATTAATCTTGCTCCTGCTTTAATTACCAAAGGTAAAATTGAATCACTTATATAATCAGAAGTATAAGAACTTGGAAATACAGAATATGACGATGAAGCAATATAATAATCACATAATTTTGTTTGATCACCTGTAGGACATGCTAATGGAGCTAAATCTATGACTTTATCATAAACTCCAAATGTAGTTTTAGCTCTTGCTAATGTAATAGTATTTGATCCACTTGCCATATGAATAGCAATAAAAACAATAATTACTAAAATAATACCTAGAATTAATGGCATAAATGAAGTATATTGAATATTAGATGGAATATATCCACTTAATCCAGATTGCATTCTTCTTATTTAATTTACTTTAAAAAGAAGTTGCCTGAATTTATTCATAACATCATCTGGAATTCTTTCATCCATAGGAATTTCTAATAAACAGCAATGATGAAAATATAATGAATACATTCCACATTCTGAATCTTTAAATTGATGTTTAGTTGTATTTCTTGATAATTCCATGGGTTTCTTAAATAAATTTAAAGAATCAATTTCAGTTTTCCATCTTGACATTAAAACTTTAATTTCAGATTCAGGTTTATTAGCATAAGAATCAAAATATGTTATACGTCCATATTCTAATTCAGGTCTTATATCACAATATAATGCAAACCAATGTTGGCCAGGACCATCATGTTTATCTGTATTAAACACAATACCGTACTGATAAAAACCTTGAGATATTAAATCTTTAATTTTTAATGAACAAAGAAAATTAACTAAACATTTTCCAGATTTAGATTTTAAATCAAAATCTATAGGAATACATCCCAAAAATTTATATTTCTTAAATAATTTCATATATTGTTTTTCTACATTTTCTATATCTATTGAACTTAACCATTCTGTTGGATTAACCATCCATGATTGTGGCGCTTTAGGTCTATTCATTAAATGTGCAACAATACATTCAACTCTGCCAGTTTTACATTTAGAATGCATTTTACGTTTTAATTCAGACCACATATCGTCACTATCTTTAATTTTATCTTCATGTTCCGAATTATAAACTTTTCGAAAATTTTCTAGTAATTCTTTATCAAACATCTCCTTATAATTAAAAATGGATAATTTTAATTATAATTAGAATTCATAATAAAAAATGGACCAAGTTAAAAAATACAGAATTGCATGGGTCTATGATCAAGATTATAAAGGTAATGGAAATCCTATAACTTTAGAATTAGCAAATACATGGATAAATCATTTCAAAGATCCTAAAAATAATCCTTGGAATATTTATCACTTTGTTGAACTTATTGAATAATTAATAAATCTTTTAATTGTAAATGTCTATTTTTTTCTTCGTATTTCTTTTTAAGATAATTGAATGAATGAATATATAAAAATACTGTACTTCCAATAACAATCGGAATTAAAAAATTCATTTTGTTTTATTCTTAATAGAATCTAATCTTAAAATTAGACGTGGATGTTTTATTCTTCTTAATACCCAATAATTTTGGCCTAAAAATATTGTTTCAAATCTATTTGATCTTCTATAAAATTCTTCTGAGAATACCATAGCGCCAAAATGTTTATTCGTTTTCTCAATTGCTTTTTCTTTAACTTTATTTTTTAATGTTCTTATACATTCAATAAAATATGATCTTTTTTCTAGAATTTTTAATTTTGTAACTTGTTCTTTAAATAATAACATCATCGCTTTTTTACATTCAAATAATGATTCTTTATATTCTTTTTTGGCTATATTAAATTCTTCTTTAATAGATTTAATTGCAGGTTCTCTAGCAATTTCAAGTAATAGTTTACGTATCTTACCTTCTAAATCTAATTTATCGTCATTCGTTTTATGTTTATTACATACAGGACATTTATGTGAAGTATTATTTAAAAAGTTTACTATACATTTTGTATGATATGAATGTCCACATTCTAATTTAAAACATGTTAGAGTAGATTCATTTGGATCATTATATTCTAACATATCCATATTTTCATAACAAATATTACATGTCATTTCTTTTTAAAGTAGTTTATTAATTCATGTTTAAGTTGGTTTTTTCTTTTTACGACAAGTTTTTCCTCTAAATGATTTTTTTGTGCATTGACTTTTAAATTTTTTTATATAATTAAATGTATCATTAAAAGATTTTTCATATCCCATATTATTTAAAATTGTCCATGTATCTTTGAAATAATATTCTTTTGATATTCTTGGTATTTCATCAAACGTATCTTTAGGATATAAATATTTCAAATTATTCCAAAATTTCAAGTGTTCATCTTTACAATGTAATTTATCATCATAATTAAATGCTATACTTAAAAGAAATTCTACACCAGGTAAATGATCTAAATTCTTTAATTTATTTTTATATATTTCCATAACTTTCATAAATCCAGGAGAAGGTTGTGGATTAAGACCTTGTAATTCAAGTTTTTTATTCACTTTATTATGAAATTCGTATAACCATAAAGCTAAATTATTAGTTAAAGGATCTTCATTCATAAATTTCAAAGCAGATTCTCTACAATATTTACATGGTAAGATAAAAGGTAAAGTACTAAATAATTCCTTCTTTTTAGATAAGTATCCTTTTTCGAATGTAATTAAATGTAGAAGTTCCCATCCTGACGGACCCCAAAATTTTGTATCCATTATTTATTTTCGCGAAATTAAATAAAAAGATGATTCAAAATCAAGTTTTAGTTTTTGCTGTAGCTATATATATTGGAACAACATTAAAGAATTTCTTTGATGCGTTTATGCGTGATTTAGTTTTACCTCTTTTATCACCTGTAGCATCAACTGAAGATGGTCTTTCTAAATTAGTTGTGCAACTAGGCGGAATTAAATTAAATATTGGTGATGTTATTGTACAAACTTTGAATTTAGTAGTTGTGTTTATGGTAGTATCATTTTTATTACCTTACTTAAAAGAATATGTTCCTGTAGCTGGCAGACGCGCTTAAATAATATCTCTATCTTAAATTAAATGCGTAAACGAACTATGAAAGGAAGACGTAGAGGTGGTGGATGGTTTGGTGAAGATGCTAGTGGTCCTGGTCCTTTCGGAAATTTAAAAAGTATGTTTAGTTCTGCCACTACTGCTCCTCCTGCACTTGCTCCTACTCCTTTACCTGGTTCTACTACAGCAGATGCAGTAGTTGCGCCTGTAACAACTATGGCAACAACTGCAGGAAAAAGAATGAAAAAATATCTTGGTGGCGATCCTACATCTCCCAGAGATGCTGAAAAAGTATTAGGAACTGCTCCTGAAGGGTCTAAACCTGCTATGTTAGGTGGACGTAGACGTAGACGTACTGTAAAAAAATCTCGTAAATCTAGAAAATAAATTTATTCAACAATCTTGAAATTTTTCCATCCACCCCATGGCGATTTACCAAACTTTTCTATTATGCGTTTTTCTAAATCCGTAATAGATAATGAAGTAAGTTCATTTTGAATTTTCCATATTTTAAATACAGAACTTAAAATAGATTTAGTTATTCCAGATTCAGATTCAATTTCACTTGCTTGAATCTTTTCATTCATAAATCTTGCAATACCATCATTATCATTTCTATATTCTGAAGTATATTCCATAACCTTTGGAGGTGCTTGTAATTTATGAAATCCTTTACCTTCTTTCAAAGTATGAATCATATAAGAAAGAAATGGCGTTGCCCATTCTTGTGAATTTACTAGATATTGTATAGATTCATCAATTAAGAATTGATTAATTTCTTTGGGAGTATCAGTAAATTTTGATACAAAATTAATTACCATTAATCTACGCCATGTACCACCATCTGTAGAATTAATTTCAGGTTTATCATTACAAGCTAAATGGAACTTAGCTTGAACTTCAAATTCACATCCTGATTTAAATAAATCACGAGCATACATCTTTTCACCTGAAGATACTAATTTCATTAATCCAGTATTCAAAGCAACTTTTTCATCAGGTTCTTGCATAGTTACAAATCTACGTCCTTTTAATCTAATCACTTCAGGAGCTGCACTACCTGATCCAGCTCGTTTTTGAGTAAATAATGCAATTGGAACTACAGCTGCATAATCACCAAGAGCTTTAGAAGCTAAATTCATTAACATAGATTTACCATTCGATCCTGATCCAGTCAAGATATGAAACTTTTGTGCCTTATTTCCTCCCATAAGACATGTAGAAAGATGTTTCATAAAATATGATCGGACTTCAGGATCAGGTAAAACTTGATTTAAGAATAATTCAATTTGTGGCCATTCAGAATATTCATAATACTTTTTATCTTCATCATAATCAATTTGAGTTGAAAATGAGATATAATCTTCAGGTTTACCATCCCTGAATTCAAATGTAGTTAAATCAAGAACACCATTATTAAATGCAATAATATCTTTATTTGAATCGACTTTCTTAGTAAATTGTTCATCAAAGAATAATTCTTTAGATTCTTTCATAATATTATTTTTGAAAGTTGTAGTTTTTAGTTTAGTATAGATTTTGTTAAGACCTTCACGCAATTTATTTTTATCACAATAATCACATGCTCCACAATCTCCTTTTGTTTCAATTGATGTACATCTCATTAAATTACTTTGTTCCATTTCACGTGAAACAGCATTAGTTTTTTTAAAGAATAATTCAGCAATTTCACTTGATAATCTAATTTGTAAATCAACTCCACAATCAGTTTCTGCCCAGATATGACCCATCCATCGATACCATACATTCTTACCAAAATCTGTACATTTATACATATCTCTATACATAGCATTAACTACACGAGCAACATCATGTTCTGTTCCTGAACATGCAAGTTTAATTAATCTATCAATATTTAATTTTTCAATTTCCAAATAACCTTGAGGATTATCTGTTCTAGACCAATAATATAGAGAACCAATACCTAATTTATTACCATCATTTCTAAATGTAATAGAATTCCACTTTTGAATACAATCTGCTTCATTATATTTATCTTCAATTTGTGAACTGAAATCTAAGAATACTTCTAGTAAATCAGGATGAATATCATGTAAACACAAGGCAACTTTTAGCCATTCTTCATATTTAGTTGCTCTATCTAAAGAAAGATTCATTACGTGTGCTTTCAAATATTCTTTATATTCAGGTTCAAGAGGTCGTGTAGGTCTTCTCATAGGTGATGACCCTCTTGAATTAGGTTTTTCTCCTCTTTGTGCTGGTCTACCTCTGGCAGGTGTAACAGCTCTACCGCCAGAAATAACAACGTCTTGGCCAGCTTCATAAATTTGTTTAGCTTTTGGTGTTAAAGGAGTTTCATCTGATTCTTGTTTACGAACAGATAATTTCTTAATTAGATCTTTTGTAATTTCAGGAACAGAATTACAAATTTCAATTTTATCACGAGAATAATTTAAGATATAAGAAATTAGATAAGGCAAAGATTGTTCATCACCTTTTCTTGATCCATAAAGCATCCAATTTACGCTACGTTTAACAACAGCTTCATCATAAACTTTATCCCATTTTTCGATTAAAGGTAATCCAGGAAAATAAGTATCCATAGATTTTAAAAGATTACGACGAATACTTTGTTCTACATTTGTAGAAGTTGAAATTGAAGGAATAACAATATGAATACCAGATTTCATTCTATTATTTTTTTCGTCATGCGTAGGTTTACGTTTTTCCATAACATAAATTTCTACATTTTCAGGAATTACAAGATATTCTGAAACTTCTTTCATATAAGCTTTCGTAAATTCCAAAACTTGTTGTTGGGTATGTTGATGGGTTTTTACAGCTGGATCATAAATAAAATCAAAATCAATTCTTAAAGACCCAATTTTAGTATTCTTTTCAACTAAATGAACTAATTTACCATCTAATAGCCATTCAGCATATAGATCATAAAATTGATCTTGTTTATCTTCAGGAATCCAATATTTACCACCTTTTAATCCCGTGTGGGTAAATTGGGTTGTAGAAGTATTTGCGCTTAAGAATTTAGGTAAGGTCATAGATTGGTCCATGGTATAAATTGATGGCTAGGAAATAAAAATTAAGAATTTTCCGTTTTTTACGAAAACGGAAAATTTCAATAGATTTCTTTTTTATGAGAAAAATGAGTAAACGCTTATCTGGTATTTTAAGATCTATTAGTACTAATCCATTATTATTAAATGCCGGTTGTAAAGAAACAAATAAGATTATTAAAAAAGGCGAAGGAAATCCTCAAAATCAAGAATCTGCAGTTGCAAAGTTATTAATTGATAATGGGTTTAAATTTATAGAAAAGAATAAAAAAGGTGAAACTGGGGTTGATGTTTCGAAAGAACCATTGTGGTTCGAATTCCAACCAAATGGAACACAGAGATCGCCTGATTTCATAGTTTCCGAAAATGGAAGAGAATTCTCATTTGATTTAAAATCAACCAAAGGTAATAAATTTAAATGGAATGACGGGTTCTTTTCAAAAGTACCTAATATGATTTATATTATAAATTATGTTGTAGATAAAACTCCAAAAATTTATATTGGATTAGGAGAATATTCATCTACTGAAGAAGATCGGATTGTATGGGAACATATAAGAGAAAAGATTAAAGAACTACATGAGCTAGAAATGGTTAAGAATACTAAATTTCTAAAAATTGTTGTTCGACAAGGAAGCGGTGGCTGCTGTAAACAATTCACACCAGAATTTACTAAAAAAAATTTTGATGCCGTTATGAAATTTCTAGAATAAATTGAGTTAAATATTTAATCAATGTAGATGGTACGGCATTTCCAATTTGTTTTTTTATTGATGAATCTGATCCTTTAAATGGATGGTCTTTTGGAAATCCTTGGATTTGTGCTAATTCTTTATTAAGTAAACATCTAACGAATCTTTTCTTAGATGGTGTTTCTAGGCATACATATAATCTTGGTTGAAATGTATAAGCACAAATAACTGTTTTACAAGGTTTATTTAAGTCAAGTATTTCTGAATGATGAGGAGATATACGTTTACCAAATGAAATTAGTTGAGGATGTTTTAAAAGAAGATAAGAATGAGGTGTTCCAGATGGAACTAATTCTTCTTCTAATTTAAATATACATTCATTTGGAGGATTTAAAGATGTTTCAATTGCTCCATCTAAAGAATTTTCAATAATATGTAGTAATCCTTGTTTTTTTAAATTAAATTCTGGCATTGAAAATGTAATATTTTTTCTATTCCCAATTAAAATAAGACGTTTTCTGGATTGTGAAACACCAGCATCAGATACATCATAAACTTTACATTCAAGATTATATCCTATATCTAAGAATTCTTTTTTAATTACATCTATAACTTTTGTTTGTCCATCATCAGTTTTACGAGTAAGTAAACCAGAAACATTTTCACCAATAATCCATTCAGGATTAATAATTTTAACTACTCTAAGAAACTCATAAAATAATTTATTTCTTGGATCATTTATATCTTTTTTACCCGCATTTGAAAATCCTTGGCATGGAAATCCAGCAAATACAATTTTAATTGTATCTTTATAAACTTCAAATTCAGAATCAGGAATTTTAGTAATATCTCCTTTAAAATCCTTACCTAGTAAAACACTACCAGGAAATGCTTCTAAATGTGTTTGTATAGCATCTTTATTAAATTCTGAAAATGCTACAACATTTAACCCAGCATCTTTTAGACCTAATGAATCACCACCTGCTCCTGAAAATAAACTGATAGCATTCATTTATTAATATTACAAATTTTATCAATTTACTATCTAACTTCCGTTTTTAAAAATAAAAAATGGATTAATTTAAAAATCTTTAAAGATTATAATTAATAAATAATGAAATTTTGTCCTGTATGCAATAATGTTTTATATTCAATTGAAGAAGATTCTACATCAAAAGGTGATCCATTTGCTGTATTAAATTGCCGTAAATGTGATTTTAAAGAACAAGTTTCTCGCGAAAATCCTATTGTATACGAACATCTTTTGAAAGAAGATACATCATCAAAATTAGTATCTAATCCTTATTTAAAATATGATCCTACACTACCCAGATTCTCCGAAATCTTATGTCCATCAAAATCATGCCCATCAAAATCAGGAAGTAAATCTGATGTTGTAGGTGTAAAAATTGATAAACAAAATGTTACATGGGTATATCAATGTGCATTATGTGATACTACATGGAAACAAAATTGTCAAGCTTCATAAAAAAATATCTTCTATTTTTTTTCTTCTTGAGAAATAGGTTGTTGTACAATAATGATTCTTGGTCTTGGTCTTACTGTACTTACTCTTGGCATTTCTACTTATTCTTACAAATAACAAAAAAACAATTCGTTTTTTAAAAAATGGAATTAATATACGATCATAAAATAATAAGATAAAAGATGGAAGCTTTAAGAGAATCATCTAAATTACTACATCCTGAAGTTCTTTCTATATCAAGAGAAGAAATTCAAGATACTTTAAAAGATGATAGAAAATCATTACCTTATTTATCTAAATATGAATATACAGTATTATTGAGTACAAGAATTCAACAATTAGCTGAAGGAGCAAAACCTCTAGTTGATTTAAAAAATATGAATCAACAAGATCCCGAATTCTTATTTAAATTAGCTACTAAAGAAATTATGGAACAAAAATTACCTTTTATTATTCATCGTAGATTACCTAATGGTAAATCTGAATATTGGAATGTTTCTGAATTAACCGCACATTTCATGTAAGGTTGCACTAGATGGAGGAAATACTAGTAATTCAGGAAAAGGTACAGGTTTTAATACCATTTGAGGAGCATCAAATCCAACAGATTTATTAGCAAATTGTAAATCAATACTATTTTCTTCTTCGAATCTTGATTGATCTTTACCAATATCTAAATAAACTTCTTTTTCAAGTGATTGAGGCCATGTTTTCCAAATATAAACTAGTAAATAATATGCTAAAATAGCAGTAATTAATGAAGTTAAGTGTAAATTATTATAGTATAATACAACTATAGTTCCTAAAATAAATATTGACGCAGCCGGTCTACCAAAATAACTTAGACCTTGTACAACATAAGGAAATCTATAATTAGTAGCTAAAACAATAAAAAAGAATAAAGACATACCTAAAGCACCTAAAACATCTTTTGTGAATTTCATCTTTCCTTTATTATATTATTAAAAAGGAAAACGGATTACATAAAGAAAATATTATTTTTAGTATAAGACAAAATGATAATTCCTATTAGATGTGTATCTTGTAATAATGTCATAGCTGGAAAATGGCTTAGTTATCTTGATAAAGTTAAAGAATTAAAGAAAAAAGATGGACGACCTGAAAATGATGAAATTCAATATCTAAATCAATTAACTACTAAAACTGCCGAAGGTAAAGCTTTAGACGAACTTGGTATTAATAGAATGTGTTGTCGTCGTCATATATTAACACACGTAGATTTGTAAATAATTATCTTTTATAACATAAAAGAAAATGTCTTATGCCGATTATTTACGAACTAAACAAATTAATCAACCTAAAGTTATTGATAAGAGAATGCAGATGGGCGATGCATCAACTTATATTTGGCGTGCTAAATTAGCAGCTAATGCTGTAAGAAGACCTACAGATCACGTTATAACTAATGAAAGTGATCCTTTTTTAGTTGCTACAGGAGCAAATAAACCTATGGTGTATAAAGGTAGTGGACAAGGTGGTAAAGTCCAAGATGCTTCTTTGTATACACTTTCATTAGGTGCTAAAAGTATTGGACAAGATAAATTTTCAGTAACAAAACAAATTATAAGTGGTGGTTCTGGCAATAATTGTTTAGCTTCTCCTGCTCCTTCATTAATTATTAACCAAAATGGTAATTTTGATGGTAAAAAGACAGGATTAAATATGGGTGCTACATTAGTTAAATGCCCTGCCGTGTTTAATCCTTTAACTAAATCTCATTTTGTTGATACTATACCTGAATTACAAACAAATAAAGTTGATGGATCTTTGCCACCTCGATGTACATCAACAACAACAAAAGGCAATTGGTCTAATAAATCTGAAGTTGCTCCTAATTTACATCCTAAAGGACCACCTAAAACTGATTTCCTAACTGCTGTTCAAGGTCCTCAAGTTTCACCTGATGGTAGTTTTGGAAGAGCTCCTAAAGTTGGTGGACCTGTAGAATCTAAATATTTACCCAACTTACCTGAACATCATGGAACAGCTAAAACTCTTGATCGCGTACCTCGTAAATTCAAACCTACTAATGGTGCTCCAGCACAAAAGAAAATTGATGGTCCTCAACATTATCCCGTTGCGTAAGTTAATTTATAAATCTTTTTTTTGGGTTTAAATAAGATGGAACTATACAAATTCAAAGATTATTTAATAGCTAAATTAGAATCTCATTTATTTTTATGGGATTCTAATTGGGAATGTTTTAGACCAATTACAAATATAGGATGGAATGGAATAAAAATTGAAATAGATGATTATAAATTCAAAGAAGATCTTTTTTCTTTAGAGTACGGATTCGGAGAATTTAAAGATATTTGTAAAAAACTAGATTCTCAAATTGATTTAACATCATTTAAAATTATCGATGATCTTAATATTTTATCAAAAAATGTGGAATTTTTTAAAGATAGGAAAGTTCCATTTTTAAATTCATGTACTTTAAAAACTACTATGGGATGGTTAAAATATTTAAAATTTATTAATCAAAGACAAAAAACTTTAAGACAATTTAAAAATAATGTTCGCGTAACTAGACGTTTACTTAGAAAGTAATTATTTAATATAAGAAAAAAATGAGAATTAATTTAATTGGTAATTTCAATTCTCGTGGATTAATACAAGATTCTCAAATTTTGAGAGGTTTACTAACTAATTTTTATGGTGAAAATTTAGAAATTAGAAGAGTTCAACATATTTTACCTGAATGTCCTCAAGCTGAACTTAATATTTTCTTAGAAGTTATTAATCCTGCTCTATTTATATTTGCTTCAAAAAATATATATTTACCTAATATTGAATGGACATATAAAACATGGATACCTTATTTAAAAGAATTTGATGAAATCTGGGTAAAAACTTTAGAAGCTCAACAAATATTCTCTAAATATTCTTCAAATGTTAAATTTCTAGGATGGACATCAATAGATAAAGAATTCAAAGAAAAAAAAAATTATTCTAAAGCTATTGTTTTAGTTGGTAAAAATATGTATAGAAATCCTAAACCTCTCTTAAAAGCTTATTATGATATTTATCATAATGAAGTTGCTAATATATATAAATTATTACCTGAATTACATATACCTTATAATCCTCAAGAAGTTGAATTTTTTATTCCTGATGAAATTAAATCAAAAGTTTTTCTTTATAAAGAACATCTTTCTGAAAAAGAATACGATGATTTATTACATGAATGTGGATTAGCTATTTGTTTATCTGCAACTGAAGGATTTTGTCATTGTGTTAATGAAGCTTTATCTGCTGGTTGTAATCTAATATTAAGTCCAATTAAACCTTTTAAAGAATTAGATTCTCAAGATATTCTTTATACTTCTGAATTTCAAGTATTAGATAATCCTGATTGTTTAGGTACATTTATTGATACAAATTCTAAATCTGTTATAGAATTATTAAAAGATTATACTTCAAGAAATATGAAAATTAAAAAACAAATATCTTTGAATTTACGACAAATTTATGAAAATAGACATTCTGATTTCATACAAAATTTTTTAGGGAATTTACAAAAAGATATTCCAGATTATTCATTAGAAAAATTATTACCTTCTGAATCTGAATTGCCTGATATATCAATTATTACTTTAACTTATAATAGAAGAGTATTTATGCCTTTAGCTAAATATTCATATTTAATTCAATCATATCCTGAAGATAAATTAGAATGGATTATTGTTGATGATGGTACAGAAGAAATTGAAGATACTTTAATTGGTATTCCAAATGTCAAATATATAAAACTTACTGAAAAAATGTCAATTGGACAAAAACGTAATATTGGTATTGAAAATGCAATGTATGATTATATTTGTATGATGGATGATGATGATGTATATCCTAATAATAGTATTTTACAACGTATAATTATGCTTTTAAAACAACCTTTGAAAGAATGTACTTTTTGTACAACTATTCCATGTTATGATATAGAAAAATATTCTTCATTTATGAATATTCCTCCTATAACTTTAGAAATGTCTCAAAGAGTATCTGAAGCTACTCTGTGTTTCACTAAAAAGTTTTGGGAAGAAAGAAAATTTGATTCAAATACAAATGTAGGTGAAGGCGAAGCATTTATTCACGGACGTGAACATATGTGTCGCGAAATATCCCCTCAAGAAGTTATAGTTTCATTAGTACATTCTAAAAATACCTCATCAAGAAAATTACCTAATATACCTGAATCTAATGGATGTCATTACGGATTTAATGAAAAATTATTTGCTACTGTTTCAGAGATTGGCGAATCTTTAAAAGCCCATCTTTCCGAATAGAGATTTGCCGCGACGACGGTGAGTACGTCCGTGATGACGACGACGACGACGGCCACCAGTAGACGCAGGGGCTAGAGCAGGACCCGGGCCACCACCTACCGCAGCCATATCGGCACCAGTAGGTTCACCACCACGCATTTTTAGTCCTTTTTTAGCGAGCATACGACGTACAGTTTTCTTTTTTACTAGACGTAGTTTTTTCGCGGAATGTTTACGACGACGACCACCAGTTGTAGCAGCAGAATCCATTCTTTTTTTATATTCAACAAAAGAGAATAAGTTTTTCTAGGCCGAGCATGTTAAACAAGGTTCAATCGTGAATTTTTGCGCACTCGAAGAAGCTTTTGTGCGCAAATAATAACAACCTGTTTTCAAACCTTGTTTCCATGTATAGAAATGCATAGATGTAATTTTAGCATACGTAGGTTCAGATAAGAATAAATTTAAGGATTGTGATTGACATACAAATGGAGCACGATCTCTAGAAAAGTCAATAAGAACTTTTTGAGGAATTTCCCATACAGTTTTATACAATTCTTTTAATTCTGATGGAATTTCGGGTATAGATTGAATTGATCCATTATTAGAAATAATTTGTGTACGAATTTCACTTGTCCATAAATTTAATTTCATTAAATCGTTAACAAGATACTTATTTACGACCATAAAATCACCAGCTAATACTCTACGAGTATACAAATTTGATGTAAATGGTTCAAAACATTCATTATTACCAAGAATTTGTGAAGTTGATGCAGTAGGCATTAATGCTATAGAAAGGGAATTACGAACACCATATTTCATAATATCTTTTCTTAATTTATCCCAATTTAAATATGATGATGTAAATGTAGGTCTATCATGCCACAAATCAAATTGGAATTTACCTTCATATAAAGGTGATTGAAGAAATGATGAATGTTGAGCTGAATCAAATAGACCTAGATGTCCATAAGTACCTAATTCAACACATCTTTCCATTGATGCTTCTAAAGCAGCAAAATACATATTTTCAAATATTTCTCTATTTAGATTTCTAGCTTCTTTTGATGTCCATGGCAATCTTAGAATAGCAAATACATCTGCTAATCCTTGAACACCAACACCAATAGGACGATGTTTCATATTAGATGCTCGACATTCAGGTGTAGGGTAATAATTTTTATCGATTACAATATCTAGATTTTTAGCTAGAACCTTCGTATATTTACGTAATAATTCAAAATCAAACTTCTTATCTTTAATAAATTTAGGTAATGCCAAAGAACCTAAATTACATACAGCTGATTCATCTTGTGAAGTAAATTCGGTAATTTCTGCACAATTTCCTGTAAGAATTCCATTAAATACTCCTGCATTATTCAAAGGTTCTGTAAAACAATAAGTATCATCATATCTTTCTTCGTTAATTATACATGAAACTTTAGTGAATTGTTCTGCATTTCGTTGAGGTTGTCTAATAGTAAATTTCAATCTTTTAGGACTAAATCCTAATTTTGAAAGATCATAAAGACCATTTGATGAAATTAGAATTCTCCATAAAGGTTTACAATTAAATTCTTTCTTTCCACCTTTTCCGTCTGGAAGTAAATTAATTCTTTCATCAAAAGATTTAGTTACTTTACTTTGGATTCCCATAGTTATAAGCATTAAACGAATTTTATCAAGAAAATCAAATTCTATACTACAGATTTGTATAGATTCATTTGTTCCGTTTCTTGAAATCGAACCATCAGAATCACAAATTCCTTCAAACCATCTTAGTTTTATATCTAATGAATAATTAATCGGAACTTCAAATTTAGGTTTAATACTTTCATTTAATGTAGTATTTAATCTTCCATTTGCATCTTCAATTCCACTCATACTTTTAATTTGTAAATATTGAACAAGACCCTTTTTATCTCCATAAAGAGAACAGATTGGTTTATCATGAGAATATGTACCATCTCCACAAAAGAATCCATGGGTATATGGGAATGGAAAATCTTCATTATCGTATGTACAAACAGGAGGATTAAATTTTTTTAGTTTCATTCCTTCTTCAAGATTTTGAGCTTCTATTCTTTCACAATCTTTAAATCCAGAATGATCAGAATAATCTTCTTGAATTAAGAATTTATGGTAGGGGGTACATGTTAGCATAGCTCCATTACTAAAATAAACATCTATTAGCTTTTGATTACTCCCCGTTTTGCGAATAGTCGTTTTTGACCATCTATCGCCATTCCAAACATTAACTTCTTTATCTTCAAGATCTTTAATTGGAAAATGTCCTTTATCAGTTAAAATCAACGTTTCCGGAGCTACACATAAATTTGAGGATCGAATAGTACCTAAATGTTTTTGATTTGATTTTTCATTAACAGAATCTTTATAACATAGATAAGGTGTACCCGTTTGAATTTGAGCATCCATAATTAATTTCCAAATATCTTTAGCTTTTAAAGTTTTACGTCCTTTTCCTTCACATTCATATTTAGAATATAAATCTTCAAATTCTTGGCCATAGACATTAGCCAGAGCAGGACATTCACTGGGACACATTAGAGTCCAATTTCCATCATCTTCAACACGTTTCATAAATAAATCAGGAATCCATAAAGCATAGAATAGATCACGAGCACGATCTTCTTCAGCACCTTGATTTAATCTAAGTTTCAAGAATTCTTCAATATCAGCGTGCCAAGGTTCTAAATAAATTGCAAATGATCCATTTCTCTTACCACCTTGATTTACATACTTGGCAGTATCATTATAAACTTTAAGCATAGGAACTATTCCAGTAGAATCTCCATTTGTTCCATTAATTTTAGATCCACGAGCTCTTATATCATGAATTGATAAACCAATTCCACCTGCCCATTTAGAAATTTGGGCACAATCGGCAAGAGATTTGTAAATACCATGAATGGAATCATCATGAATTCTTAGTAGGAAACATGAAGATAATTGAGGATTTAAATTACCAGAATTAAATAGAGTTGGAGTAGCATGAATAAAATATCCTTGAGACATAGAATCATAAGTTTCTTTAACTTTAGGAAAATCTTGGCCGTGTAATTGAATGCTTACACGCATCCACATATGTTGAGGACGTTCAATGACTTTACCATTTTTCTTTAATAAATATGCTCTTTCAAGAGTTTTAAATCCAAAATAATCAAACATATAATCGCGTGAATAATCAATCATAGATTCATATTCTTTAGGATGTTTACATACTAAATCATGAATGTAATCACTAACGATAGATTGATCATGATATAAAGTTTCAACACAATCTAGTAAAGTTAAAGGAGTGTTTTTTTGATGATTATCAATAAGAATATGGGCGGCTAGAAGACCGTAATTAGGATGATAACGTGATTGCATCATCGCACAAGTTTCAGCAGCAAATTCATCTAATTTTTTAGTTTCCATACCATCTTGTAATTGATTACAAACTTTTTGAGCTACTAAATCGGGATTTACATGTTCTAAGTTATTAGATAAATTTCTGATTCTAGATAAGATTTGATCAAAACTTACAGGAACACGTTGTCCATTACGTTTAACAACAAACATCCTTGAATATAATACTTAACCTCAAAAAAATAAATTAAATCCGTTCTTAATGAATAAGTGAAGAAGAATGGCAGAACCAATAAGACCGCCATTTAGACCAACGAAAGAACAAGCTATGAAAATATTTTATGCATTAAATGGAGATTCAAATGAATTTCCAGTAGAATGGACAGATAGATCTTATTTACCGATGGTTACTGAAAGAGATGGAACAACTAAAACTAATTATATAACATTACTGTACTTAGCATTTATTCAAAGATGGGAGAAAGACAAAAGTGAAGAGTATTATAATTTGTTATTATTAGAATCTTCATTGCCATGTAAACAACAACAATTTGAAGAACAAACAAAACGTTCTTTGTTAAGATTAAAACAACTTAAAACATCATATGATAAAAAGGAAATTGCAGCATTGTCAAAAGATGATGAAACGCAGTCAGGTGTAGATTTTCAAACTATAGGTTCAGCTGATCTTATGGCATTGCAATTTAACAGCTTAACTGAAGACGGACAAAGAGATAATATAGTTTTTGAAAGGGGTGTGGGAATTGTCTGGAAACCCGACCAAGAAAGAGATATGACAGATTGTACCACATTAATGTCTTTAGTAAAACAAGCGTTAGATGAAGATGCTAAGCGCGCTACCAGACAAGATAGACGATTAACACCTGGTCACGAAATAAGATTAAGAGTGTGGAATGAACAAAAAGTTATTTTTGATAGAATAAAGAAAGGTCCAGAATATTTTAAAAAAAGAATGCAAAGTTTACCGATAAAAGGTCCACGTGCTACTAATGAGGTTGACGAATCAAGTGCTTTTAAAGGTTCTCAACAAGGATTGGGAAGAAAACGTAAAACTAAAAAACGTAATAACAAGAAAAGAAAAACTTTGAGATATAAGAACAAGAGAAAATGATTTTAAAATTGTTATTATTAATAGGTTTCTTTAAAGTTGGTATTGGTATTCAAAATAATGTTTTAGTTTCGCAGAGTCCTACTCAATCTAAAACATCAACAAGAACAACTACAGGAACAAAAACTTCTATAGTAACAAAAGAGATAACACCAACATCTAAAAATACAAATACCTTAACAGCATCTAAAACTTCAACTAAAACTTCAACTATAACTAAAACTTCTTCTAGTTCAAATTTCGCATCATTAACATCTAAATTTACATCTACGTTTACATCTACATCTAGATCTTCATTAACATCTTTAAATACAAGAACATCTTCAAGTTCAATAACAACCTCAAAAACTACATCAAGTTCATCTTCAACAACTATAACTGCAAGACCATCAAGAACATCTACTTCATCAACAACAAATACTCGTTCAATAAGTAATTCTAAAACATCTTCAAGTTCACCATCAATTACAAATTCTTTAAAAGGAACATCAACAAATATTATATCAAGAACTACTACTGGATCATTAACATCCTCGAAATCTTCATCTGCATCATCTTCGGGAACAAGAACAATAACAACAACAAAAACTTCTACTTTAACACCTACAAATACTAGATCAATAAGTAATTCAAAAACTTCTACTCAAACTCCGCTAAGAACAAATACTATTTTAAAAGATTCAAGAACATCTACATTATCAAATACAAGATCTAAGAGTGGAACATCATCAACAACAATAACAAAATCACAAACAAATTCAAGATCTGCTAGTGCTACTTCATCAATATCTTTATCAAGTAAACAAACTCTTCCAAATTCTTTTAGTAGATCACCATCAATAACAAATAGAAATCCTACACGAACATCATTCATATCAAGAACAATATCATCCACATCAAAAGAATCTTTAACACCTACTATGTCTATAACAGATACATCCTCAATAAAATTTACATTAAGTTCAACTTCATTAAATACATTATCAGCACAAAATACATTTACAACTAATTATTCTAAATCAGTATCTGCTACTGCATCATCATCTTCATCTGGAACAAATACAAGATCTTTAAGTTATTCAAGAACATCAACTGGATCAGTTTCAACATCAAGATCTACACGAACAACATCATCATCAACAAATTCGCCAACAAACACAAGAAGTATACATTCAAGATCATCATCTGTAACATCAACATCAAGAAGAAGTTTTTCAGTAACAAATTCACCATTAATAACAAAAACTTCAACAAAAACTATAAGATCTACAATAACATTATCACCAGTTGGAACGTTTACATATAGAATATCTAAATCACCCAATTTAACTGAAACGCAAAGTTTGTCATCTTCTTCATCATCCTCAGAAAGTAATATACAATCAGAAAGTTCAAGTATAACTAATGGAGGAAGTAGTACAAATAGTGGACTTTTTACTTCAGAGAGCACAAAAACTCAAACTAGCATTAATACGATATCAAACTCTCCATCAACGAGCCGAACGTCTAATGAAACAATTTCAATTAGTGAAATTTCAACCTCAACAGGATATTTTACAATATCAGAGAGTGGAACAACAAGTATATCAAGTTCATCTTCACCTATATCAACTGAAACAACATTTGGATCTTCGTCATCAAGAATTTCAATCTCTCAATCAGGAACTTCTAGCAATATTGGATCTTTAACTTCTTTATTTAGTAATACAAATACAGATTCTAGTAGTGGAACATCTGCAAATACTAATACAGGATCTAGTATTCAAACATCTACAACTACAAATACTAATACAGGATCTGCTAGCGAAATATCTACATTGACATCTAGTAATACAGATTCTAGTAGTGGAACATCTGCATATACTAATACAGCATCTAGTATTCAAACATATACAAGTACAAATACTAATACAGGAATTTCAACATTAACTTCAACTAATAGTAATAGTGAAACATCTACGAATTCAGGTACTTCTATATCAACATTAACGTCTACTCCTACACCTACATTAACAAGTACACCTACTGGAACTATAACATCTACTAAATCTAGAAGTCCTTCAGTTACACCTTCTGTTACTATTACTCCTTCTGTAACTACAACTCCTAGTAATTTGGGAACTCCGTCAGCTACTCCTTCTAAATCTGGAACACCATCAGTTACCATAACTCCTAGCAAATCAGGAACTCCATCAGCTACACCTTCTAAATCTGGAACTCCTAGTAAATCAGGAACTCCATCAGCTACACCTTCGAAATCAGGAACTCCTAGTAAATCTGGAACTCCTAGTAAATCAGGAACTCCATCAGCTACACCTTCGAAATCAGGAACTCCTAGTAAATCTGGAACTCCATCAGTAACTACAACTCCTTCTAAATCTGGAACACCTTCGGTTACTATAACTCCTAGTAAATCTGGAACATCGTCTGGTACTATTTCAGGAACATCAACTGGTTCAACAGGTTCTTCGGTTTCAAATACACCTTCTGTTACTATTACTCCATCTAGATCTGGTACTCCTTCAGTTACGCCTTCTAAATCCGGAACACCGTCTAGATCGGGTACTCCTTCAGTTACGCCTTCAAAATCGGGAACACCGTCTAGATCTGGTACTCCTTCAGTTACGCCTTCAAAATCGGGAACCCCATCTAGATCTCGTAGTCCATCAGTTACACCTTCGAAATCCGGAACGCCATCTAGATCAGGTAGTCCTTCTAAAACAAGAACTTCTTAATTAGATTCTAATTTAACTTGTATATGCATAGATTCAATTTCATGTAAATATAATCCCATTGAATATGGCATATTTAATGTGGTTATTTGTGTATTTTTAGAATCATTATAATCTAATAATCCATCTTCTTTTGAAAATAAATAATTATGTTCATCTGATCTTTTCATCATACTTTCATTTAAGAAACTCATTAGACCATGACTTAATAAACTATCACGTTCCATTTCACCTATTCTTAATCCACCATCATTAGATCTACCTTCTAAAGGTTGATGTGTCATTAATGTTACTGGTCCTGTAGATCTATAATTGATTTTATCTTCCGTCATTAATTTAGATCTTAAATAATATGTTGGACCCATAAATATTTCAGATTCAATCATTTCACCATTCATTCCATTATACATAATTTCATTTCCATATGGATGATATCCTAATTGTATAAGAATATCCTTTGTTTCCATAATTCTATTTTGGGTACTAAACGCATTACCATCAATAAAAGTTCCTAATGAAATACCAATTTTATTTGACATAGATTCTAAAAATTGCCCTATTGTCATACGAGAAGGAAATGCATGAGGATTTACAATTAAATCAGGTCTTAATCCTGATGCTGTAAACGGCATATCTTCTTCAGCAATTCTTAATCCGCATGTACCTTTTTGTCCATGTCTTGCACTAAACTTATCACCTAATATAGGACTTCTTGATTCAGAAATACGTATTTTTACACCTTGTAATCCATCAGATGTAGTATACCTATAAATACCATCAACAATACCATGTTGACCTCTTTTAGGTAATGATGATTTATCAACAAAATTTATAATTTCACCTACTGAATTTTGAATTGGGTATACTGTACCAACAAGAATAGTATCAGGTGTAATTTCAGATCCAATTTTAATTATTCCATCAGCATCTAATAATGAATAATCTTTATCTTTTTTTCTAACAACAATTTCTCTATATTTTGAATTTGTAGCTGGATTACAAAATATTGTGGAAACTAAAACATCCACGGATCCTCTATTAAAATTTTTAACTATTGATTCTTCTTCAAAATCATATGAATGATAATAAGATGTTTGAAATAATCCTCTTTTTAAAGCATTGTCATTTAAAAGAATAGAATCTTCTTGATTATATCCTGTAAATATTCCTATAGCAACAATTGTATTTTCGCCATAAGGCATACAACCATTACCACCTAGAATATAAGGTAATGTCCATGTTTGTGAAATAGGTTTTTGAGGTGAATGTAAATGTGTAGAAATAGTATCAAATCGTTTATTGAATGCCGTATTATACCATGAACATGCTTGTTTAACTTGTTGACATGAGAACATATTACGAGGACCTTGATTATGTTCAGAAAAAGGATTGATACTTGCAGATGCTGAAAATATAGCTATACCATGAATTTCTGATAATTGAGTAGGATGAAAAGGTTCCATACTTATACGTAAACATTCTGATTCTTGAGCATCAATAAAATCCATATTATCTAATAATTTTATCCATTCTTTTTGTTGTTTAATAGTTTCAGGTTTTGTTCCTTCTTGATAAATAGGTCTACAAGGTCTACCAGCATCACAAAAAATTAAATATTCATTATCTAATCTATTCCAACACAAAGAAACAAATTTATTAATTTTTCCTTCTCTTCTTAATTTCTTTAAATTAAAATGAAATGATTCAGTATCTTGTTTAATAACACCAATTAAATCTGAATTTAAAAATATTTTTGTCCATAAATTATTCCATAATGATGGATTAATAAATCCTAATTTCAAGAAATTCTTTTCTTTAAATATTATATCTTTAATTTCATTTGAATTAATTTGTGTTGTGATAGTTGATAATAAAGTTAGGGATTTTATCATACCTATATTACCGCCATCAGGATTATCAACAGGACATAATAACCCCCATGAACTTGAATGAATTCTTCTTGGTTCTACTTGTTTAGTACCTTTATCCATATTTAAATTTACTCTTCTCAAATTAGCAATTGTCCCAACATATGAAAATCTAGTTAGAACTTGCGAAACTCCATCCATTTCATTCCATCTTCCTTTAAATGATTTCTTAAATCTTTCCAGAAATTCACGTGAATTCCAATATTTAGTTCTCAAAGTATCTTCTTGAACTAATTCTGTAATTTTCTTACCTCTGTAAAGTTCCTTTTCGAATTCAATTCTTGAATCTAATAATACTTTCATAGATTTAGTTACATCCATATAAATTCTAACAAATTCTTGGAAACATAATTCACCTGAAGCACTTAATCTTTTAAATCTAAAATGATCTCTATCAGATGAATCTTTAATACCTAAATCAATATCCATAACCATTCTTGTCATATGACCTAAAATTAAAGATTTACGTCTATAAAATGTAGAAGTAGATTCATTATCTTGTAATCCACAATGAGGAAATAAATTTGAATATAAATTAACATATATACTTGCCAAGCTTCTTGTACGTGTCATAATTCTTAAAGCTAATAAATTAGGATCTTCATCTTTATTATCTTCTTTTTCAACAAGTTGTTGAAGATATTTTTCATGAGAAAGAATTAGTGTTAAGAAAAGACCATCATACAAAGTTCTTTGATTATCAGGAATGCCATATAAAATAGTATCATATAAATCTTTATCTGAAGTTATACCCAAAGCATAAAATATACTTAGTAAAGGAACAGGTTTAATAAATCCAGGTAATTTAGTAGTAATTAATCTTTGAGTTGAAAAGATAGAAAAATCTTGAATTTTAGCTAGATCTTTAGGATCATTTGGTGAACTATTTTTAGGTCCTAAACTAATTAAATGTCCATATGGACCTTTTGTTCCATCTTCTGATGTAGAATAAATACCTGAAATATATTCATAATCTTCTGATTTGGATGAAGTATCTAGTTCAGTAGCTGTATCTGATTCAGTAAGACCTCTTGATTGTTGTGCTAATTTATAAACTCTTCTTTTTTTAGAATAAAACATATTTGAACCAAGAGATTCTTGAGTTAATAAAACACGTTCTTGTCCATCAATAATAAAATAACCACCTAATTCAAATTTACATTCACCCATATCATACAATTGTTCAGAATCCAAAGGTCTTAAATAACATAAATTAGATTTAAGCATTAATGGAATACTTCCTAAAAAAATATCTTCGAAGTTTTTAGTTACTGTAGCATCATTAGGAAAATTATATTCAATTGTAATATCTCCATAAAAATCAAATTTATACGTTTTGTTTTCAAGACGGCACATATGAGGTACAATAGCCATAGAATCTTCACCTATGGGAACTTTGTATTTTAATTTTGTTCCATCTTTACCACCAATATAAATGTATATACTACGATCATCTTCTAATAATAATTTTAGAGGATTACTTGCTTGAATAAATCTAGGTAATTTAGTATCAAGAAAATCGTTAAATGAATCTAAATGATGTCTTGTCATAGGATTCAATGTAGTTTTAAAGAAAGTTTCAATAACATGTCTTGCCGTATCCATTCCTTTCCTTGTAATTAAAGCAAGAATGAGTAATGCCGTCGTTGCCGTATGGACTTTCGTATGGATTGTTTTATTTGTTATAATTTATAGATACGTATTTAATCCGCAAATTGTAATTACGCCTTCAGTGGAAAAATTAAAAGGTTGTCCTGATAGATGGACATTTAATGGTAAGTTATGTGAACCTGACTATACAACTTCTTGTAAACCTTTTGATCCTAAAACAATAACAACTTTATCACAAGCATGTAATATATGTAAATCATGTGGAACTAATTGGTCAAATATGTGCCTTACATAGAACAAGCATTCTTAAAAATCAAGGATGGCAGGAATCTTTTTTACTGATGAAAAAATATTTTTATGTGGATATTCGCAACATAAACATAAAATTACAGGTATTGGTGGAAAAAAACAAAATAACGAATTACCTTATGAAACTGCATTAAGAGAAACTTTAGAAGAAATATTTGAATTTGATAATATTCCATTTGAATTATTAAATGAATTAAATGCAAGTTTGACTTTTAATAATATAATAGGTTCAAAAAAATATACAAATTTTATAATGTCATTACATGATTTAGAATTAATTTTAAATATTGTAAATAAATATCATTTAAAATCAAGAGTTTATAAAACTCTACCTAAGAATCTTGGTGAATTAATTTATCAACGAGAATATGTAAATAATATTGAAATTAGTAAATTGTATTTTTTTCCATTAAAAGAAAATCCCAATTTTGATTTTTCATTGAATTTAGATATTTCAAGGTATTTAAAAACATTAAATTAACTTATTATAATAATATGTATTCTGAATCATTTAGACCAACATCATTAAATGATGTTATTGGTCATAATGAGATTAAAATTGAATTGAAAAAATATTTAGAATCTTCAGAATTTAAAGGTGCTATATTTTTAGTTGGTCCTCCTGGTATAGGAAAAACTACTTTGGCATTATGTTCTGCACAATCATGTGGATTTGATCCATTAGAAATTAATGCTTCTTCAACAATAAGATCTTATGAAGATGTAGAAAAATTAAAAGATTCGTGTAGAGGATCTATAAATATACATTCATTTATAATTGGAAATACTAAAAAGAAAACTTGTCTTATCTTAGATGAAATTGACGGTTCAGATCCACACGCCCAAAATAAAATTATTGATTGGATTAATGATTCTGAAAGAAAAATTCCTATTATATGTACAGGAAATGAATTACCTACGATATTCAAAAGAAATTCTGAAATAATTAATATTCTTAGATGTTTTCCACCAAATTCAAAAGATATTGAACATTTATTTCCTAATATAAATGTCTCCGAAATATTAATTGAATGCCAACATGATCTAAGAAGAATATTTCATAAATTACAATATGGGGAATCTTATCAATTCCCCATATATAAATTACCATCAACAGGAACATTAAACGAAAAATATTTTATTGAGATTCAGAAAATGTTTCATCTTCTTGATCCTCTCGAATATCTCTACGACATACAGGACAACGAACATTTGATGAAAACCATGTCCGAATACAATTCGTATGGTATGTGTGAGCACAACCACGCAATTGACATCCCCCAGAAGAAATTGAATCCTGACAAATTGAACAAACGTTTGGAGAAGAAGAAGGTACTAAATTAACTAGTTCACGAGTAATTTGTTCATTTGTTGGTATTATTGGAACAGGATCATTAAATGCATTATCATTTAAATTTATTGGAAATGTTATAGTTAAAGGTACTCTTCTAGTCAAACATATATTTCTAATTATTTCTAATATTAGAAATTCTTCTTCCAAAATTTGTCTTGTTAAACTATCTCTATTTGTATAAAATAGATGTGCTCTATTTAAAAATTGATTACGTGATTGTAGCATTTCACGTATAATTTCAAGCATTAAATCATCAGTTGTAATAGACATATTATATTTTATAATGATATTAATGTGTATATGTTTATTTAATCAAGTAAATTAATTTCCTGTTTAGCAACCTCATACATAGGAAATGCCTTTTTTAGTACTTCCGTTATCTTATCATTCAAATCTGAATTTAATAGTAATTGCAGATTTGGAAAATCCTTGAAATAAAATGTAATATCTTCGCCACTTAGTTTATAACCAATAGCTTGTGATATTACTATAGCAAAACGATCTTTATGATGCGATGATTGCGATTTACTTATTATGACAAGATATTTGCCTTTAATGTCAATACCTACAATTTTACCACTGTAAATATTTCCAGACATTCCAGTTTCTTTAAAAACAGTTTAGTATTTAATGAATAATTCCATTTTTATAATTTAACAAATCCAAACACTATTAATTAATAAAATGTCTGAAATATTTACTGTAGATGATTTTTTATCGATAGATTTTATAAATAAAGCTAAAAAAGAACTTTTAAATATTCCTGAAGATTGGTGGTATATTTCATTAAAACCTACAGATCAAAGATATGAAAAAGAAAATTTCAGAAATTTTGAAGGAATATTAAATAATCCAGATTTCATAATAAAAAATAATTTTAATTTGGAACATTATAATAAAGGTAATTTTGCTTATAGATTTAAAAGAAACTTAGATAATCATTATGAAAATTGTTATTGTATACAATGTAAATTCAAAGAATATTTTTTAAAAGATGAAATAAAAGATAAATTAGCTAATATTGTAGGATGTAATAAAATCAAATTTGAAGAAACATTTTTTTCAAGATATGATAATGGTGATTATTTATCAATACATCATGATAAAGGTAATGGTGATTATGCATTTGTTTTTCAATTGACTGAAAATTGGAATCCAACATTTGGTGGATTATTGAATTTCTATGATTCTGAAAAAAAAGAAATTTATAAAACTATAAATCCAAAATTTAATAGTTTAACTATTTTTAAAATTAAAAATGTTCCTATAACTGATCATTTTGTTTCAACGAATACAAGTTCATCAAGTAGGCATGCATTTACAGGATGGTTTTCTATTGTTGACGAGTAAAGAATTTATCCATAGGTCCTTTTTTAAGTTTTTTTAAATATTGTGCTCCCATAAACATTAAGGAATCTAATTCTTTTTCTTTTAAAGAAAGAACTTTTAAAGTAGATTCTTCTTCATCTAAATCTGGAAATTCAGGATATTTTTTTTCTTTGTATCCATCAATTTGATCGATACCAAGAGCAAAGAGCTGGGCTAAAGGATTTTGGATTTGATTAGTTATATAAAATTCTACATCAGGTTTCAAATTTTTAGATTTAACATAAGCAAGTTCTTCAATTCTATTTCCTTGTTTTTTTTCATCTTTTTTAGAATCTATATAAATGAAAGCTAATCTATCACCAACTTGAGGTTTATTTCCTGGATCGCGTTGACACATGCGATCAGCTAATACACGATGAGCAATTTGTCCGGGATTTTTATAATCATCTCTTAATTGTTTAGTAATTACATATTTCTCTAAGGGAAACTTATTTTCCATTAATTTTGAAAGCATATCACGAACATATACTTGTGCATTTTTTAAAGATCTTTGTTCTAAAAGAATATCTAAAGCACCACCATAAACATCTTTTACTATTGGAGCTGAATCTCTTCTTTTTAATGCAATACCCATAAATTTTCGTTTACATTTTGTTATATCATCTTCATACATAAGACCAATATAACGTTTACGACAAAATATTATAAATGGAAAGAAAGTTTTTTCATATTCTATTTTATAAGGTTTGCGACATAAAGAAGTAATTTTTTCTGCAGCTTGTTTAGCTAATGAAATTGATTCAGAAAGATCTTTAGTTGGAAATTTAACAAATATAGAATCTGTATTATGTACAATGATTCTACCAATACCAGCTTGGAAATGATGATTTGAAGTAGTTAGATCATATACATATCCTTCATAAGGAATAGTTCTTATTTTTTTAATTTTATTAGGATCTTTTGATTGTTTATTTTCTGTAAATGTCATGCGAGCAATTTTTAGTTTATCAGCTCTATCATTTATAGAAACTTTATATCCTAAAAGATTTCCAAGATATGCAATTTGTGCACATGTAGTTTGATGTTTTTGATCAATTCTTCTTTGTCCTTTTTGTTTATCACCATCTGCATCATACATTCCATCCCAGAACGCTTTTCTAATTTCATATGAACCATTCATAATCCAGTCAGGAATATTCTTACGTTGTCCAATATATAATTCTTGACGATATGTTTCAATAAATTTTTTAATTGATCCATATTCATTAGATCTTGGAACTAATTTATAAACACCTGAACTTTCAATAGTATTATTTATTATCCATTCAAATGTAGGATAAGCAATATTACAAATTTCTACATAAGATTTAAGTAAATTCATATTCGCATTATTTAATGCCCATGATGCTTTTAGTCCCGAAGGACAATCATAAATACCACAACTTCCATCACCAAAGAAGAATCCAGCAATTTTAGCTTTATATTTTAAAATTGGATCATTTATAGAAGAATTGTTTTCGGGATAAGAATGATGCAATAATTCATCGCCAATATTTAAATCTTTTGGAGAAATTTCAGTTTTATCTAATTTTAGTAAAGAATGATCATCAGTAACATCAACCATTCCTCCATGAGTTAGAATTCTGATAACCTTTTTATGTGATGCTAATTTATGACGAATTACTCTTTCAATTAGTGTCCATCCATTATCTGTCCATGAATAAGTATTCTGTAATTCACAATATTCTTTATCCGAATCTAAAGATTGTTTCCATTCACTACCTAATTCTTCAATATTAATAATTTTAATTTGATCATTTTGTTTAATTAATATAGGTGTATAAGCAGTTACACTATCTCCATAAATTACTGTTGCGCCAAATTCATTTTCTACAACAGTTTTAGCATCATGAATTCTTGCTCTACCTAAAGCAGTAGTACACGCAGCAACTTCAACTTTTCTAATAGGCGAAGATCTTGATCCACATTGACCATATACAGAATTAGCTACTGTTTTATAAGCTAATTGTAAACCATTCAAAACACTTATTTTAGATTCATCATCACATGTTTCCATTAATTTTCTAGTTTCTTTACGTTTCTTAAGAAGAATGTCTAACGTAAGAGGTAAAATACCTTTTAGTAAAGGATTAGAATCAGAAACTTGAACATATCCGCAAGTTTTACGTCCTCCAGAAATATCATAAGAAATTTCATCAACTTGTAATTCTGAAGAATAATCTTTAATACCTTCAAATAATAATAATTTTCCATCAGAATTATAAGTTTTAATATATACAAGAGTATCAGGAGAAATATTAAATGCTATCATATTTGTGGGATACAAAGAATTGAAATCTAATACAGGAATAGGTTGATCTAAATACATACCAATTTTAGGTGGTAATACAATAGCACCTTCATAAGACATATCTTCTTCTATAGATTCTTGATTTTGTATAATTTGATTTCTTTTTGAAGCATAATATAAAACAGCTGAATAAATTTTTATTCCTTGTCCACGTAAGAATATAAAATCTATAGGAACTTTACATACATCTGCCATACCACATGCATTAACAAAAGTATCTAATTTCGCAATTAAAGTTAAAACTAAATCACAATCTTGTATACAATATTTAGCAATTTGAAATCTATCTTCTTTAGAACCTTTATGTTTTAAGAACATTTGTTGAGCTGAAATATCATCTTTACAAAATGACCATTCTAATTTATTTAATTCATCTTTTGTAAGATCATCTAAGATTTTACTAGGTGTATGAATAATAAATGATTTAGGGGTCTTAGATAAAATTAAGAATTTTTGTCCTTCTTTGTAAGGATTTGTAGTATTTGTAATAATATCTAGTTTAATAAAATTACCTTCAAATAATCCTCTTGTAGATTTTGTATGAATTTCTAAAGATGTTGATGAAATATAATTAAATTTTAAAACTTTATCTTTTAAGAATTGTGAAGATACATTATCTAATTTATAAGAATCTAAATTTTGTTCTCTACGAATACTTAATAAAAGATCAATCGTTAATCGTCCAGGCAAATCAAAATATTTAACTTCATATTTTCCACTTGCTAATTCAAATGTTTTCTTATGAGTTTTTAAATGATCTGTGTTATTCAAAGAATCTTCTCTACCTAAATTCAAACTTATTCTATTGAATCTACATCTATCACTAATATAACCGTCATCAAAACCAAATGTATTATAACCAATCAAGATATCAGGATTTTCTAAATAAATAATATCTTGGAATTTTTTTAATAATTCACATTCATTTGAACATGAAATGATTTTTAAATCATCTGTATTTGATTGTGTACATGTTCCTGAAACTAAAACATATCTTTCAACTGAATCTAATAAAGAATCTGTCCATCTTAATGAAAGACCAATTTGAATAATTTCATCCTTGGGATTTAAGGACATAGGAAATTGTCCAGAATCAGAATAAACTTCAATATCATAAGAAAGAATTAATAAAGGAATTTGTTTAGATAATTCAGATCTTATATTTTTATAAGAAACTTCATATAATTTATCAACTCTAATTGAAGAATCTTCAACTTCTTTATAATTCTTTAATTCTATTGTTGATGATGGAGAAATATCTAATTCATGAAATAATCTTAAATATGGAGGTATATTAGATTCATATAAAGTTCTATTCTTAAATAATTTAGATACGTGTTTAAATGCCCATAAAGATGAAAATTCTAATTTCCATACTTTAATTGATAAAAGATTATTGAAACCATTAATAACATCCAATTTATTTTCCAAAGTAATTTTTGTATCAATTTGTTTACCTTGTGGAGATTTTATTAGAGATTGTATATTACTTTGTGTATCATTATTTTCAAATTTCATATAGAAATAAGGTTTAAAATTTAATAGACGAACTCGTGCAATATCACCTTCATGAGTTCGGCCATAAGTATCAATAGTATATTTATAATTAATATCTTGTTCTATCCAACTACAAGGTTGAAAGAACATTCTGTTTAATATTTTATTAATTTATTGTAAAGTAAGTTCGTTTTCAATCTTATAAAAACGAATATTTTTCTTATGAAATTATTTAATTGTTAAAAACCAATCTAAAATGCCCTACACGCATGATACTGAAGGCATTCTGGCGCGTCAACTTAATGTGGCGTCTGAATATCAGCGCAACATGTATGATAGTACACCCCAAGATAAGAAGGGGGGGTATAATGAGGCAACATCTATAACTTTACAGCAATTTTTTGTTTTGTTATACATTGTTGACATTTCATTAGGGAGGATAGTTTATGAAGAAAATGAGTTTGAAAAGGTAGTTCAAGGTGCTGTGGAAAATGGCGGCTTGAATTTCTGGTGGTATGGATTTATTAAGGTTGAAGAAATTTCTCGGCAGTCATTAATTAGGTTTATTTACGGCTGTTATAAAATCAAGAGTCAGGAAGACAAAGTTAAAAAGGAATGGCTAATTGAAATTGCCACTTTCTTAATTAAAAAAGGTTATAAGGGAAATGCGGATGATGCACACGTATGTGGCGCATTCTGCTCAACTCCAACTTTTGGTCTTGATGTTGGCGCAAAGTTTGAAAAAGCTGACAACACTGAGGCATATGAGCTATGGTTGACTGAAAGCTCTAAAAACTTTGTAAATAACTTTTATGACCAGAATGACTATCTAAAGCCATTCTAGTTATATGATAGTTAAGTTTAAGGTAAATCCGTTCAATATAAAAACGGACATTTTTTTTATAGAATTTTGGATTTACAAGAGTAAATATGTTCTGCAAATTTCGCAAGTTTGTGAATTCTGGATGGTGCAGTTGCTTTGGCAATGGCCATTGTGTTGGTTGGTGTAGTAGCGGTCTAGTTAAGACCGACTAATAAGAAATATGTGGTGGGTGAAATTCCCACTTTTTTACAATTTAATACTTACTGAATTTTTTCCTGTAGATCCGCCTTTTTTAGCAGGACTAGAAAGGGATACCTTTTTTTCTTGTGATGCTACACCTACAGATTTCAATAAATTATCAATATCTACAGGAATACTTGTAGGAGGTTTGAGTTCTTGTTGAGCAACTCTAATTTGGGCAGCAGGAGGTTGAGGATTAGGTCTATTTATTTTAACAGGTGATTTTATACTTTGAGGAGGAGGGGGAGGTGGCATCATACTTGACATAAATGATTGTAATCCACCAAGAGGATTTACTGATGGAGCCATTTGAGGAGGTTGAGCAGAAGGTCTATGATTTACTCCAGCTTGAGATTGCATTGCAGCAGTAGCTAATTGTCTAGCAATATCAGGATTAGTTCTTAATATAGAATCAATATTAGGAATAGGTGATTTTTGTACCATTTGATTAGTTAAATGTACCATATATACCATCATACAAGTACGAATAGGAATACGTACAAGAGGATGCATACGTAATTTATCACCATATAAATCATACAATTCTTCAAAATCTTCTTCCATATCACCAACTTTCATTTGAGCAGCTTCAGATAATCCATCTAATTGTAATCCAAAAGCTTTAACTAAAGCTACATTTTTAGATGACCATTCTAATCCACCCATACCAGTAACGAACCATTCAGAAAATTGTTGAATAGTACGATCCATATCTTTTTCTTTCCTAATAAATTCTAATTCTAATTCCATATCTTCCATAGAAGAATCCATAGTAAAACGTTTACGTAAAGGTACACCTAATTTAGCTAATCTATCAAACTTACGCAACATTTCATATTTTTTACGTTGATTATGTTCATCTGACATTCTATGATAAGAATGACTGGGTTTAGGAATAAAAGATTCTTGGGCATTCATATTTTCAAGACCATTCCATGTTTCACTAGGACCAGCATCTTCACTAAACGTTTGAACTAATTTAGGCGCCGATGATTCTTCGGGTAAATCAAATTTATCTAAATTAATACTATCAGAACCACCTGACATCATTGCGGGATTAGTTAATAAATCAAGTCCTACAATCTCCATTTGTTATTTATGAATGATACACTTATTAAAACTTTAACGCATTTTTTATAAAAATGAATTTTTTTTATATATATTTATGGACAAAGATAATATAATCAAAAAAACGTAATGGAATGGCTAATTGGCGGTGGAATATTAATTGGTGTCATAGTTTTCTGTATTCCGTGTTTAGTTCGCGGAAGACGTATTACAGCATTTTGGAGATTTGTGTTTGGTGAACATTCATTTAATGAGAGAAACAACAGATTCGCTAACTTAAAAAAATGATGTTTTGAAGATTTTCAAAAAAATAAAGATTATTCAAGTTTTAAATTTAAACCTAATCTTGAATTAATAATTCTTAATTGAACACTGGAAGGAGTAATTTTTCCTGATTCTACATCTCTAATTGTATTTTTAGGAAAACTACAATGAATATTTAAATCATTTTGTGTGATTTTCTTTTCAGATCTAGCTTTAGATATTTGAATTCTTGATTCGCCAGATAAAGATTTAGGTTTTAAAATAGTAGCTTGTTCAACTTTACGTTGTCTATGAACTTCAGGAGAAATACTAATTGGCATCTTTTAATTTATTTAAAATAAAAAAATCTTAGAATTCGTTTTATATGTTCAACAAATTATAAATTTGAGTTGAAATATTAATTAATTTTTCTTTATCTTCTTTTGAGGATATTACATAATCAAAACTTAAAGGATTCATATATTCTTTACATTTTGATTTAATAATTTTATCGAAATTAATTTTTTTTAAACAATTAATATTAATTAAAATAAAATTCAATAAATCAAGAATTTTCGTATTTCTTTTTTCTGATAATATGTTAATATTATTATTTATATTAAATTCTATATCACATCTAAGTTTATCTATATAATTCATTTTTATTAAATATTGATTTATAAATAATGTTCTTAAATGTTCTGTTAATTTATCTGTTTTAATTTTTTTACTTTGACGATGAATAGGTCTTAAAGATTGATTAAAATTTATACGTTCTTCATAAGTTAAATATGGCATAATTTCATAATGCAAGGTATCTTCTGCAAGATCATCCATACATGCCATTTTTTAAATTAGAAATTAAATTAGATAATGAGATTATTTTCCGTTTTCCATGTACCAAAGACCTTGTAAAAAACAATCAGCTAAATCATCTTTTTTAGGATGTTTTAACAAAAAAGTTTTTAAATCATTTGATGGAACTAATTCAGAGGCATGTACAATCCCAGTTTTCTTTCGACCTTTATAAGTTTTAGTTGAATCTTCCAAAGTTACAATATTAGTTAATTTATGTATAGCAGATACACCTTTAACATCATAACCATGACATACAAACCACATATGCATCATACCTTGAACTGCTAGCATACGTTTATCAGGTTGTTGTTCAAATATAACTTTATTTGCTCCTGTCCACATAGATGTTCTTGCTGTCAATGCTGATGCGATTAAAGGAGCTAAATCTACAACTGATCCAGCTTTACATGATTTCACACATCTTTTCCAAATAGGATTTTTTTTATAAATGAAATCAATATATTCTTTCTTCGTTTTAAATTCTTGTTCTGCTTCTTTTTTTAAATATTCTAAAGTTTTTTTTCCTAATAAAGATTTAGTTGGTAATTTAGGTTTATGACTTGTACACGCAAATAAATTTGTTGATGATGACCATATAGCAGTTTTACGGCATTTAAAACATTTTTGAATACCTTGTGAAGAACCTTCTGCCATAACATCAATTAAATCCCAACCTAAGATTTTAACATCTTTTCTTGAAGTACCTTCCAAAATACAAAAAGCTAAATTTCTTAATCCAACATCAAAAGAAATTAATTTCATTTCTTTATTAATAAATGTCTCCTAAAGTTAAAGCTGCATTAACGGCAGGTTTGTTATTCTTTATTCTAAGTTCACCTTCTGTATATAAACTAGTAGATAAAGTAGTTGGAAATGTTACAGATGGATGCTCACCTACATTAGTAGGTTTAGCTCTACATTCTCTTGTTTATGCTGGCTTAGTTTATTTAATGATGAAATGAAAATGGATTTATAATTAAGATTCTTTAATTTAATATAAAAAATGAAATATTTATTCTTTGATACGGAGACAACTGGTCTTCCAAAGAATAGAGAAGATGCTATTAAAGGTCCAGGAAATTGGCCACATATTGTTTCATTATCATGGCAAGTTTATGAAAATACAACACATATAAGAACAGAATCTTATATAGTTAAACCTATTGAATGGTATATTCCTGAAGATTCTATTAAAATTCATGGAATTACAAATGAAAAAGCTCTTATAGAAGGTCATTATCTTCTAAGTGTTATAACTAAATTCGTGAATGAAAATGCCGATTATTTAATTGCGCATAATATGGATTTTGATTATAATGTAATAATGAATGCAATTTTATGGGATTTAAAATTATCATTTCCGAAATTTGGTAAATTATTTTGTACTATGAAAAATTCTAAAGAAATAATGAAAATTCCTTATACAAATGGCTTAAGAGGTTATAAACCACCTAAACTATCCGAATTATATGAATTCGTATTAAAGAAAAAACCCGATGTAAATAAATTACATACTTCTTCTTATGATACACAATTACTTGTAGATATTGTAATGAATTACGAACCTTTTAAGCAAATGTTAAATTTAACTACTATGAAAATAAAAGAAGTAAATGAAGTACCAAATAAAAAGAGAAAGCTTGGAACATTATTCTTATAAACCTATCGAATCATTTTTTACAACTTATATTTGGGCAATGGATGGATGGACTTATAATGTAAATGAAAAAAAACGTCAAAGATATTTTTATGAAAATGATATTTTTTATATTGAAGAAGAACCTTATATTTATTTAAGTTTTCCAATGTGTTTACACAGAGAAGAAATACGTAAACATATTATTTCATATGAACCTTTGAAATGGATAGAAGAAGGTATAGATTTCAAAGAATTGTATGTTAGTTTAACACATAAGTAAATATTTTTTTAGTATAAAAACCATGTTATTCACAGAAATATTATCAATAGCATTTGCAACTATACTTGTTATGGTAATCTTACAAGTTCTATTATTTGTAGGAATTAAATTAATGTATCCACCTCCTCCGCAAATTATTTATAGAGATGTTCCCGTATATCAACAACAACATCAATCTATTCCTGAACAACAAGCTTTCACAGAATTACCACAACAAGAAATAAAGTTACCTGAATATGAACCAGCACTTAAATCAGCTTCAACAAATATACGAGTGGACCCCGAATTACCGCTTGGTATTAAAGAAACTCGCCCCCCAGGTACCTAATCTTTTAAAAATTCCTCAATCTTCTGGTATATCAGGGTGGATTTGTCTTCTTTATAATAATTTAAATCCTATTTGTTTATGGGTAACTAATAATGATTCATATGAAATTCCTATATGTTTAGATGAAAGATTATATGGAGATACTATATTTAAAGCTGAAAAAATTAATAATACTATTATTTTATCTGACATATATATTTTGAATTGTACGAATATATTTAGATCTACAACTTATAAACAAAGATCTGAATTAATATCAGAAATAATTTCAAGATTTTATACAGAAATAAAAGGATTTCCCCAAATAATACCTAAATCTAAATATGATTTCGGGGGTAAAAAATTAAAGGGTTATGAATTATATACAGATGAAATAGGATCAAAAGGTTATTTTGTGGAGAATACAAAGACAAAGATTATTAAGTCAGATATACCTGATGTATATTTTATTGATGGAACTGAAAATTACTTAAGAGTTCCTGATTTAAAAACTTCAGAATATTTGCGTTCAAAAGATAAAGAATTTGAATTAGAAGTTGAAGATATGGGAGATGGAACTTTCTTAATAAAAGAAAACATTCTTTAGTTAAAGTAAAGATGCCAAGGAAAACTAAGAAACGTTCTCATAAACGTCGTCATCATAAAAGACGTTCAATGAAAGGTGGATTTTATGGATTTTCAGGTTCATTAGATGGTCAACCCGGTGTCCCTAATTTAACGGGCGTACGAAATACTGAAATGGGCGGTGTAGTAGGTAATCGCGGTGGTAATTCTCTTTTAAGTACTAAACCTTATCCTATGAAAGGAGGTAAAAGAAAACGTCGTAAAACTATGAGAGGTGGTGGATCATTTGGTGCTACATCAGCAGCATTTAATGGAACAGGATATCGTGGTATGGCTAATTTTAGTCAAACAAATACGAAAGGACCTCCTAATCAAGGCCCTGCTAAACATGGTGCATTTAATGATGGTGGTGCTCATCCTGGAAACTTTAAGAGTTTTGGTGGATTATTACCTAAATAATAAATAATAGTATGGATTCTTTAGTAGCAGGTGTATTAAGTGTAGGTGTTACTCTATATTTCTTAAAAAAAAATGTTCCTCAAATGCTTATGTGGATTTTAATTGGATATTTAGTATCTTATAATTTCTTTCTACGTTCAAGAACAATAAGTTTATTATTAGGTATTGGATTAGCTTATGTTGTATGCTATATAAGTACAAGAGAACATTTTGAAGATGAAAAGAAATTAGAAGAAAAAGAAGAAAAAACAGATCCAGAACCTACAGGAAAATCAACTCCTCATGTAGATTTAGGTACAACTATTTTACACGCATATAGAAATTTAACTCCTGAACAAATTGGTGGTATGAGAAAAGATACTAAGGAATTAATGGAATTACAAAAAGAATTAATGGGAACATTAGCTGAAATGAAACCTGCGATTGAACAAGGTGCTGAATTACTAGGAACGTTTAGTCAATTTTTTGGTAAACCTCAATAATTCTTGTCATAGCATCTGCATAAACTAATTCATGATATAAAGAATCGTTACATGATATCCATGGTCCATTAACTAATTGTACCATGAATTTCCATTCTTTTATTAATGATTTTAATTCGATAAATCTTATATATGATATCCATAATTCATAAGATTTCATTAATGATAAAGAATCTAATAAACTAAATTCTAATGAAAACAATTTATAAAAAATATACAGAGGTTGAATAATCATATCAATTAATAAGATTGTTTGATTCATAAAATCATCTACTGAAAATATTTGTTTTAATTCAATGTATTCAAATGTTAATTTAAAATAATCTTTTTTATCTAAATCAAATAATAATTTTAATTTATTAGCTTGTTTTCTTATAATTTTCGTTGAAGGAATCATCTTCCTTTATTTGTATTCCACTAATAGGAAAATCTTGTAATTCTAACGTTGATGGACAAAGATATTTAAATCCCATAATTGAAGGAAATAAATCGTTTAATAATTCCAGAGTTATAATATTACCTACGACCATAAATTCATCTAATTTATTCGATATTTCCTCATTTTCATTTGAACCTATCCATAACCATGGAATCAAGGGTTTTTTATTTAATAATTCTTTAGCTTGCTCATATGTAGTTCTTGTAAATAATTGATTAGGATACCATACTCTATATCTTTTTTTAGAATTCAAAAATATTTCTTCAACAAATAAAGTTTTAAGTGGAACAGATGCAAACCATTTAACATGATTACTATTTCCTGTTGGACTATAAATAATTAATGTATTTGAATATTGATTGTTAGGAATAAAAAAATCAAATAAAAGAGATTTGATTTTTTTATTGATTCTTATAAAACATCCAAGAACTTCCATAGTTTTATTTTTTAATACACAGAGTTTGTTGAAATGGGTGCTTCACCACCTTCTAAACTTTCAACGTTTTTATCTTTTTGGCCAGTAAAATGTTCTTTTGCTAATGTTTGTAAACCTCTATCTAAATTTAAGCCCATTGCAATAGATGTTGCCAAAGCTGTAATAATAAAAGGTGTAGCAATTACTACCCATGAAACTATTCCTAAATTCACATCACAGAATGAATCTAAAATTATAACAGCAACTAATCCACCAACTAATTTAACTCCAGATGTAATGTATAGACCTAAAGATAAATCTAACGCTATATGAACAACAATATAAATTAAGTATAGGATAGCAGGAGGACATAAATCTTCAATAAATCTCATATTAACGTTATTATATTTAATTTAGTAAAAAATATAAGGATGGATAAAAATAAAATTTTGAAAGTTATGGATCTTGGATGTTGTGATGAAAATGAAGCAATTGAATTACTTAAGAAATCTAATAATGATATTATTGAAGCTGTAGCTTTGAAATTTAATGTTCCTCAACCAAAGAAAAAAGTTCAAGATTCAACTCAAACTTTTTTTTCGCAAGTTAGAAAAGACATGGCTGAAGTTGAAAGATTATGTACAAAAAGATTAGCTATTTCAAGTCAAGACGAACTTTTGGAATATTCCGAGAAGCAAGACCACCTCTCAAAAACTTCTCAATAAAATGATTACTTTCATATATATCTTCTTGTTTTTCTTGAATTAAAGGTGTAAATACAGGCCATTGTTTATCTGATGTTGTTTGAATACTTTTACGATTTGCTGTTGAATATCCATATTTAACTCTATTTTCGGCAGGTACGGCATCAGGATCACCCATACCTAAAAATGGAGTTGTAGGAAAAGGTCTTTGAAATAATTGTTTAGGACCTTTAAATCTTAAAGCTGCAGGATCACCCCATAATAATGCTGAATGTGTATCTATAGCACATCCGCCTTCGGGTGAATTACCATAATTACCTTTAGGTACTAATCCAACAAATTCAGATGCTGCATTCCATGCTGAAGCATTACCGCATGATAAAGGATTATTAGCATAATAAGTTGCTGTATTATTACGTTCAACTGCATCTCTTTCTCTTATTCCTCCTCTTGTACCAGCATGAAAAAAAGGATAATCGTTCATTCTCTATTATTTAAGCATTTAGAAATAAATCTTTTATAATAGTATAAACTAATGTATTGGGGTTATCATTTAATTTTAGATTCTGCCAAATGTATTCCTAAAACTATTAGATGTAAACAAAACATTTATAATTTCACAACAGATTTAGTAAAAAAAATTGATATGGTTCCTTATGGTCAACCTCAAATTCAGCATTTTGGTTCAGGAAATAAAGCTGGGTATACGCTAGTGCAATTGATTGAAACTTCAAATATATGCGCACATTTTGTTGAAGAAACAGATGATATGTATCTAGATGTTTTTAGTTGTAAACCATTTGAACCTAAAGATGTAGAGCATATGGTAGAAAAATATTTCCAACCTAAAAATAAAACTTCTACATTTTTAACTAGAAACGCATCAAATCCCAACATGTTAAAGTTAACAAATAATAAAGATACAGATGTTAATGGATATTTTGAATTAGAATAAAAATATATGCCTACACTTTTATCAAAATTTATAAGACAGCTAATCTTATAAACTTCTAAGTTTTTACGTTTACCTTAAACGACATTTTTATTGTTATGTTCAAATCAACTCTCCCATATACTAGTTGATATATCGTTCTCTCCGACCTGTGTGATTTTACTGGTTTTACACTTCCAGATATTTGCCCCTCCTTCGCAAATACTATTATAATCTTCATTATACCCTATTCATCAGTTATTAAAGGTTAACCTAACCTATCTAATGCCCCATCATTTCCTTCCGCATTAAATTGTATTGTACATTTTTAGAGTTCTCATGCTCTAAGTTCTACAACCCCTCTATTCTCTTGAGAAGAGAATATTACCTTGAAAACTTCAAAGATTTACTTAACTTGAATAAACTATTTATTTATCAGAACCTTCTTTTTAAAGATTCTGATAAACTATCAATTTATTTTAAATTAGGTATTTCAGTGAAATTCCCAATAAACAATAATTCTTATAAAAATAAAATCCGTTTTTATAAGAAAAAAATTATTATTAATTTACAGAATAATATTTTCCCCATCCTTCAAGATGCCATGGGCCTTGCGATACCATAAAGGTACTTGCATACGCTCAGACCACGTTGCTACATGCTCATCTCGCATGTCTTTAAGTTCAGAATCCAAATTTCTCAAAAGATAAAGGCATTTAGTACGCAGGTCTACCCTCTTAGATTCAAGGGACTTTTTGTGCGTATTAAATGTAGGCCCCTGAATTGCAGGATCCTCAATCTTTTTTACTAGAATTTGGTACATGGGAATATTTAGGCCAAGTTGAGTTACAAAGGTGTTAATCTCCGTAGTGTCAGGCATGGTGTCTAGTTTTTACTAATTAGATTAAACTTAACTTAAAAAATTATCCGTTTTTATAAGAAAAAAAGAGTTGGTCTAGCCGGGGCTTGAACCCGGGACTTTGGCGTTGCCGAAATCATACTCTATTAGTATAAGCACCACGCTCTACCAACTGAGCTACTAGACCTAACCCTACTAAGAATTATTATAAAACTCAAATAAATCCGTTTTTAATAAATTTTTTGAAAAACGGATTTATATTTTTATTAATTTATTTAAATAGTGTGCGTGAGTGGCCTAATGGATAAGGCGTCTGCCTTCTATATATACTTGATATAAGCAGAAGATTGTGGGTTCGATTCCCACCTCGCGTATTTTTTTATTTTAAATATTTCATAAAATTTCTTAAAAACGGATTGTTTTAAAATCTAAAATAATTATTAGTGTGCGAGGATGTCCGAGTGGTTAAGGAGAGGGACTTAAGACCCCTTGGAGAAATCCGCGTGGGTTCAAATCCCACTCCTCGCAACAATTTTTTATTGTTATAAAACATATTGATTTATTTCTTTTCCAGCAGCATCATAAATTCCAAACTTAAATCCATATCCTGTAACTTTAGTTGCTGCAGAAGGATCTGTTGCGGCAGTACATGAAGTTCCTTGACCAAAAAACGTTTGAGCATCAGAAGGAACTAACATGCGTGGATAATGATAAAATGAACATAAATATCCTGAAAATCCACCATTTTTATTTAGAACAATATCTCCACTAGCAGGTTTGGGTACACCAGAAAGGAAACAAGATTTTACTAATTTTCCATTTAAGTAAACATCTAAATTACGAGAAAATACTGTTAATGAAACTGATGTCCATGCTTGTAAAGGAATATCAGGAATTTCGCATATAAATACATCATCTGTAGCACCTGAATGTCCAGCAGGAGCAGGTTCAGTTTTAGATGCATTATTGGATTCAGGAAATATAGATATTGATATTTTTAAAGTATTATCTGTAGGATGTAACGAAACTTCAGGATTATTAATATTTGAATTTGTTGAATCATTTCTTGAAACAATAAATTTATCTTTACCAAAATTATGATTCCAATCTTTAATATACATCCAAAATTGCATACCATAAGCACCTTCACTTCCTGAACTTAATGGAGCTGAAGATGCAGGTATAGTAGCTATAGATGTAGCATCTTTGGGATAAGGTAATAAATCTGCTGAACTACCTGAATAATTAAATGCATTTTTTAGGCGACCTAATAAAGAAGGACCAGTTTTATTTGGTGTTGATGATGGAGCTTTTTTATTTGTGAAATGTTCTTGTTGATTAGCTAATGAAATATCAATTAATTGATCTACAGGAAAAGGGGCTGGAGTTTTTACAGATGTATCTAATCCAGGTTTATTTCCTTCAAAATGGTAAGATATTTGGGCATTTCCAACAACACTTTGACAAGGAGTTTGTACATTTTTTGTAGGATTAGTATAACACATTCTATTACTAATATTTAATTTTGATAAGCCATTTTCTAAATAAATTGAATCTCCATTCACATAAGCTTGAACATCACTAGTAACATCTAGACCACCTGTAATTCCATAAGATGGATCTAATAATTTAACAGAATCAAATTTCAATAAAACTTGCTCATCTACTCTTTCAAAAAACCAATACCATACACCTGTACCAATTACTCCTAGAACAAGTAATATACCAAGAATCCAGAATATAATTTTAGCATATCCCCAAGTACTTGTTTGTGCTTTTTCTACGTTAGAAGCTAATTGTCTTTGTATATCTGCAGCACTAAATTGTGCTGCTGTATAATCTACTTTTGGCACTGAAGATGTAGCTCCCATTTATTTATTCATTTGAAAGTAAAAAATGGATACTTACATACAATTAACTAATTTATAGTAGAAAAAATGCATTGCAATAATTGTGGTGAAAAAGGTCATGTGTTCAGAGAATGTCCAAATCCAAAAACATCATGTGGAATAATTTTATTGAATGTGAAATGTTTACCTACCGATAATACACAAGTTAAAGTTTTAATGGTACAAAGAAAACATTCGATGGCCTTTACAGAATTTGTTAGAGGAAAATATGATATTGTAAATATAGAATATATTAAAAAATTAATTTCAAATATGACAATTGATGAACATGAAATCTTACGCAAATATGACTTTTCTAATATATGGACAATACATTGGGGAATAGGAAGAGATCATCATTCATCAGAATATGAAACTTCTCTTGTAAAATTTAATACATTAAATAAAGATGAATATTTTCCTAAAGGTTTAAATGGATATAAAGAATCAGAATGGGGATTTCCTAAAGGAAGAAGACATAATAGAGAAAATGATATTTCATGTGCATTAAGAGAATTTAGTGAAGAAACGAATATATCAAGAGAATCATTTGTAATATGTAAAAATTTGAAATTAGATGAAACTTTTCATGGAACGAATAATATTGAATATAGACATGTATATTTCATAGGATTATTGAATACAGAAATTAATTTAGATACTAAATTTACTAATGAACAAGAACGTGAAATATGTTCAATTAAATGGAAATCTATCGATGAATGTTTGGAAATTACAAGACCACATTATATTAAACGTAAAGATCTATTAAAAAATTTAAGAACTATTGTTAAAACGTTTCATACATAATATAAATTTTATAAGAGATTATAAATAAGATGAATATTTATTTAGGAACATTTTTTGTTTTAGCTGGATTATATTTAGCTGGATTTATATTATCTTTATTAATTTCATATTTAAAATGTTCCAAGTTATCATTTAGCATTTCATCTTTAGAAGCTTTGTGGTGGACATTAGGCCCTTCATTAGCATATTTTATTGGAAATTATTTCACTACGTTTAATTCTTTTTATTCTGACCCTATAAAAGGATGGTTAAATATAGTAGATGATGAAAAAGCTAGATTATACGGAACAATATATTTAATGATCTTAGCTTCATGGATAATGACTACACGCATGCTACATACAACTGAATCACAAGTATGTAAACCCGACTTAGCTGAATTAAAGAAATTCGAAGATGATTTAGAGAAAGAATTAAAAGAAAAAGAAGGTAAGAAGAATAATGGAGGAGGAGATACCGTACAGAAAACAGAAACTAAAAGTTAAAACTATTCCTAAAAATACTTTGTTATTTAGATTATCTAAATCTACTGAAAATGATTTAAGAGGTGTACCTATCGAAAATTCTGAAAATAGATGTATTATACCTAATTTCAATGTATTTTTTCATCCTAATCCTTTTATAGGATATTATATGTACAAAGATTATTTGAATGATATTGGAACAATTGTTAATATATACATTTTGGAAAAAGATATTAAAGTTCTAATGTTAATTGAACCTTCAAAACATACAAGATTATCAAACAAAACTAAAAGAAATTTCATAAAACAATGTTCGGATGTACCTAAAGGATGTATGCCCCGTAAAGGAAATTCTTATGATCCATGTTTTTCACAAACATTAATTAAAAAGTTTCCTGATATTGTTGGTATGATAACTTTGGCACCCGGTGATAATAAATTAATTAAAAAAGCTAAAAAAAGAGGTATACCTAAAAAAACTATGCGCATTTTAGATACACAAAAAGCCCGCGATTCATTTGGCATAAATGAAATACCTGAATTAATTCTGTATCCACTCATAAAACGATCATCAAAACAAATTATTGTTCATTCTGAAGATAAATTAGAAAACAATTATAAATTATTAAAAAAAATAAAATTTAATGATGATGAATTACATAAGTTTATGAAAAAGTATACAAAATATAATCCTAGTACTTATTTTTATACTTATAATTTATCAACATCTACTTCAGGTTCATTAGAAAATACTATTTCATCTTGAAGATTTTCAGGTTTATAATCTATTAATTTATCTGCGTCAGTTTCAACTGATAAAATTGCTGGATGTAAATTTAATCCGATCATATCTTTTCTTTCATATACACCATAAATTTCATGTTTATCTTTTCCAAATGAATCTAATGAAATTAATACAAATGAATTTGTATCAACTCTTAAAACTCTCTTCGCTTTTTTAGATGTGAATTTTCCTTTCAGTTTTGCTACACTAACTAAGATTTTATTTTTAAGTTCATATACAACTGCAAACATTGCATTACCTAAAGATTTAATTACACGTCCCATAACTAAATTATCATATTTCATTAATATAAAATCTTGTAAAGTTTGATCAGAATCTTTAGATGCCATTATATTGTTATTTAAGAAAACAAATTCTTATTTTAAAATTCGTTTTCTTAATTAAAAAGAAAAAATGTCATTTGAAATTATTATATTTGAAAATCAATCTTTATATAATGGTACTAGTGAAATTCAAGATGAAAAAGAAGCGGTAAAAAGATTTCTTGAATATTGTGAAGAATATTTATGTTATTTGTTTGGATCAGATGAAAAAGAAGAGAGAACATTAACAATTGGTAATTTATATGTTTCATATGCTGATAATTCAGGTGGAGATAAACCTTTAAATATTATATTAATAGGTAAATTAACTGAAGAATCTAAAGAATATATTAGAAGTAAGCTTTCTTAGCTATATCTGAATCAGTAGTATGATAAGTTTTTCCTTTTAATAAAAATGAATGGACGCGAGCATAACCCCATTGTTGTTCTGTAGCACCAGGTCTATGTCCTGTTCTCCATGCTGCCATACCACGATTATAAACTTCTTTAATATATTTTAATGGTACTCCTGAAGCTTCAGATTTTTCTTTTAATGATTTAGCATTAGGATGTTTTTTATACCATCTTAAAGTATAACTTGATGGTTTTGATTTAATATTTTCATCAGTTTTAAATCCTACATAAGCTTTGGCATTTTTCCATGATAATGATCCAAATTTATTCATTTCTTTTTTTCGACGTGTTTTCATTAATGAACTTAATCCTGAAAAATATCTTTTAGGATAAAATTTATTTCGTAATGTTTTATTCATCTTATATATTTAAAATGAAAATTTACATAAATATGCTACACCTAAATATGAAAATACTGCCATCATAAACATCCACCACCATACAGGAAAAACAGTTGATCCTTTTTTCTTTGTTCCAAATGGTTTAATTGAACCATTTTGTCCGAATGCTAATGCAGGTTTGAAATGTAAGAATAATGCGACCATGAATAAATATATACTTACCATCCATAATTTTGGATTCTTACGAATTATCTCTTCCATTATCATTTCCCTCCTAAAATAATAAGTGGAAAAATGTATGTCCTTCCAAATAGAAAAGCTTTTTCTGATGCTATTACACGCATATTCCTAAACAAAAAATATAGAAAAGATCCTACTGATGATGAAGATAAAGATATTGATCTTTGTCAACAAAACTCTTCAGGAACAAAAGAATTATTTCCTTATCAAAAATTAGTTAGAGATTATTTAGCTAGTGAAACTCCTTATCGTGGTTTATTATTATATCATGGTCTTGGTTCAGGAAAAACTTGTTCTTCAATTGCTGTTGCTGAATCTGTTTTATCACCTAAGAAAATATTTGTTTTAGCTAAAAAAGCATTGATTGTTAATTTTAAACAACAATTAAGAGAATGTGGAGATCCTATATATCAACAAGAACAACATTGGGAAACTAAAAATATTTCTTCAGAAGAAGATCGTGAAAAAGCTCTTTCATTGGGCATAACACAAGAATTTATTGATAATAAAGGTAGATATTTCATAACTGTTCCTAATAAACCTTCAAATTTCAAAGAACAAGCTTTAAATATCCAAAAAGAAATATCTGAACAAATTGATACGGTTATAAATAAAAGATTTGAATTTATTTCTTATGATGGTATTTCAAAAATAAATATCGATAAATTTTTTCCTGAAGATAATCCACGTAAATTTGATGATTCTGTTATAATTATTGATGAAGCTCATAATTTCATAGGGTCAGTTTTAAATGAAAGTACAATAAAATCTAAAATTTATGATATGATTTATCATGCTAAAAATACTAAGGTTGTTTTGTTATCGGGCACACCCGTTATAAATTATCCAAATGAAATTGCTTATTTAATGAATCTTTTAAGAGGACCTATTGAAAGAGTTCTTATTAACACTTCAAGTGTTATTTCATGGGATGAAGGTATGATGACTTCATTTTTCAGAACTTTGAAAGATATTGATACAATTGAATACGATTCAATAAAAAGATTAATTAAATTAACAAGAAATCCTCCTTATTTTGAAACTATCTTGAACGAAAAAGGTGAAAGAATAGCAGTAAAATATAATAAAGATTTTCCACAAGAACCTGATATTCTAAAATGGGTTGATACATGGCGCTCAAAATTCCAAGAAAAAGTTTCAGGTATTGAATTAAATCCTCTGGAAAAACTTCAAAAAGAAGAACTAGAATGTTTACCTACAAAATTTGAAGATTTTGCTAATTTATTTCTTGATGGCCTTAATATTAAAAACGCTCTTTTATTTCAAAGACGTATTCAAGGTCTTGTTTCATATTATAAAGGCGCAGATGAAAGATTAGTTGCTAAAGAAGTTAATCCTGATAAACGCCTAGTTAAAGTCCCTATGTCAACACCACAATTCTTAAGATATTTGGAAAAACGATGGAAAGAAATTCAAATGGATTCTAAAAAAGGTAGATCTAAAACTGAATTAGGCGAAGATTTTTCATCTTATAGAACGGTTACTAGATTAGCATGTAATTTTGCTTTGCCACCTGAACTAGATCAAAAAGATATTTCTAAAGAACAATTGCAAGAAGAAGATTTTCAAAAACAAGAATTAGATGCATTTGAAGAAATTTCAAAAGATCCTAGGAAATTCTTAACTTTAGAAAATCTTAATAATTATTCTCCAAAAATGTTAGAAATTCTAAAAAATATTAAAAAAGAAATTGGCGATGGACCATATTTTAATAAACAATTTATTTATTCTTTTTTCACTACGTTAGAAGGTGCTGGATTATTTGGATTAGTTCTTGAAACAAATGGGTTTCAAAAATATAAATTAATTAAAGAACAAGGTATTTATATTGAAGATCCTTCTTTGAAACCTGGTGTACCATGCTATGCTGTATATTCAGGTGAAAATGTAGACGAACGTGATTACTTAAGACAAATTTTTAATAATAAATATAGTTCTGATTTTCCTACTACATTAAAACAATCTATCAAAGAACCTAATAGATTATGTATTTTTATAGCTTCAAAAGCAGGTGCTGAAGGTATTAACTTAGTTAATGTTCGTAATGTTCATATTATGGAATCACAATGGAATCCTGCTATTGTAGATCAAGCTATTGGACGTGCTATTCGTATTTGTTCACATGCTTCACTACCATTAGAACAAAGAACTGTTGATGTGAAAATTTATATAAGTGTATTTTCTGAAGAACAACAAAAAAGTATTGATGGTCCAAATATTGTACCTATTCGAAGAAATGATACAATGTTAAAAAGATATGATGTTGAACAACCTACAGATACATTTATGACAACTGATGAATATATGTATGATTTAGCTTATAGAAAAGGACGTATATCTAAAAACATATCATTATTATTAAAACAATCTGCTATAGATTGTGAAATTCATAGAAAATTACATTCTAAAGAACAACCTGTAATACAATGTATGAGATTTGATACAACAACTAAATCTGAAGATTTAGCATTTAAACCTTCTTATCTTTTAGAAGAAAAAGACACGCTTTATTTAAGAAATATTATTAGAAAATCAAGACAATTACAAAAAATACGTATTAAAGGATTAGCTATGATTTTAGATCCAGTAACAAATGATATATTTGATTTTGTAGCATTTGAAGATAATCAACGATTATTAAAGATTGGTACAAAAATATCACCTACAGAAATACATTTCTTAGTTTAAATATAAAAAATGCCTATGTCATTAAGTGCTGGTGATTGGACAAGAATCCAAAAATTAAAAAATGTAAGAAAATATGCTAATGAAATTGCAGTAAATAAAGATGTTTTAAATAGAGTGTCTCAAGATCTTCCATTTAGTTCAACATTACCAAATTCAAGTTCTAGAGTTGTTGGATCATCAAAAACAAGAAGAGAAACATCAAAATATATTGATTATGTAGCATCGCAAAAACAAAGTTATGTAGTACAAAATGAAAATTCATCAAGACAAAATGCAACTACAGGATTTGGTATACAAAATTCAATTGTTTTATTAGGATGTAATTGTGGAAATATTACTGGACAAAATAAAAATGTATTACCTGCTAAAAATACTGGGTGTGTAAAATGTAGAATTTAATTTAAGAATTAATAATAATAATGTCAGGCAATTTAGTAAAATATTTACCAGGAGGAAAAACCTGTAATGTAGGTTATAATTATAAAAATGCAGGACCTGAAGGATTACGTGGACCAACTGGGGCAACGGGACCAAAAGGTGATTATGGTGGTCCACCTGGACCTGTAGGACCAACGGGACCACAAGGAATACAAGGTCCAACTGGAGTACAAGGACCTCCTGGAGTTGGGCTTTTAGGGGCAATAGGACCACAAGGTATTCGAGGACCGACGGGTCCAGCTGGGCCGGCTGGGCCGGCTGGGCCGGCTGGATCATCTGTTACTACGGATGATTTACTAAGAGCAATAATTAATAATCAAGATGTAATTAACATTAATGTTAATGGTGGAGGAGGTTCTGGAACGATCGGTCCAGCGGGTCCAGCGGGTCCAGCAGGTCCAATAGGTCCAGCGGGTCCAGCGGGTCCAATAGGTCCGGCAGGTCCAGCAGGTCCAGCGGGGGGTCCAGCGGGTGGTCCAATAGGTCCAGCAGGTCCAATAGGTCCAGCAGGTCCAATAGGTCCAATAGGTCCAGCGGGTCCAGCGGGTCCAGCGGGTCCAGCGGGAACAGGTGGTGGAAGTTCAGGAGTTTACAGTATAAAAATTATTTTTTCAGGGTCAAATGTACCAACATTTAGTAATTTAAATGTATTTTTAAAAGATAGCTCTGGAACAACAATAGATTATACTACTTGGGGGTTAACTAGAACAGCAAATAATTCATTTACTATGACTCCACCTGTAGGTATAAGAAACACACTAACAGAATTTAAATATTTTGTTCAAACTTCGAATGCACCAACAAGATATTTATACTCGTCATTTACAGCTGCTGCAACTTCAGGATATGCTATTGTATTATATGATGGAACTTCAACATATACATTTTCAGGATTGGAACCTGCAAATACTTCGATAATGTCTGGAGGAATTTTATATATTATGTTCAATTCCAACACATACAATATTCCTTATTAATAATAGTATAATATGCAATCAGTTCCACCTATTTTTCCAGTATTAGGGGGGTATATTGTAGATGGAAGTTTAAGTATTACAAAAACATATCCTACTACAGGTATATTAGGAAATATAGGTTATGAATTTTCAGTAACTATGTATATTGAACAATTAAGAACTATATCTGGAAATACTGGAAATGGTGTTGTTATTTTTGATACTTCATATATTAAACCAGGACAATGGATATTACAATCAAATGGTAATTGTTTTTTAATTACAACAATTAATGTAATAACTGATAGTAATAATATTTCATTAGTTTTACGTGATGTTGATTTATTTAATGCATTAAGTTCTAATACAAGAACAAAATCTTATCCTATTGCTGGCGGATCAATAAATACAATTATATTTTCTTTATCTGAAGATGGTGATCCTATTTTAAATTATTTATCTAGATTTTATACATCTGGATTACAAGATATATCTTATTGGATAAATGATGGTTTAGGCAGATTTCAACATAGAAATTATTACCAAGAATATTTCATAAATAAAAATATTGATAATTATGGAGTTACATTATATTCGAATTATAATATTGATCAAGTAGTTTATATAGGTCAACCTGGAGGGACTGGACCATATGTATATTTACCTGTAAATTCTAGTAATTCTATAGAATGTGATAAGGCATTTGGGATAGTTTCAAGCGTAAATCAACCAGAATTAGGTAATATATATGTTCGTCCATTTGGTAAAGTTATTTCAGATTTACCTTTTAATCTGCCTGGAAATATTGGCGATGTATTATATTATAGTTCTACAAATCCACCATCGTATTGTACAAATATAAAACCTACTGATGGAATACCTATTCGCAAATATATTAAATTAGATACAGATGTTGCTTCAGTTTTATATGGTCCTGATACGGGTGGTAGCACAGGAGGAACTATAGGACCCAGAGGACCTACAGGACAAGATGGTATACAAGGTATTCAAGGTATTCAAGGTATACAAGGTATTCAAGGTATTCAAGGATTATCTGGGATTCAAGGTATACAAGGTATATCTGTTGTTATACCTAATGGCTCTACTGGCATAACTTTAATACCAGGTCCTACAGGTCCTCAAGGTCCGTTGGGACCACAAGGTATTCAAGGTCCACAAGGTATAACTGGGCCACAAGGTAATCCTGGTATTGATGGTCCTATAGGACAACGTGGTTTAATAGGACCAACTGGTCCTCAAGGTATACAAGGTTTTGATGGTATTATAGGTCCACAAGGTATTCAAGGAGCTATTGGACCACAAGGTATTCAAGGCATACAAGGATTACTAGGAAATACAGGTCCTCAAGGTATACAAGGACCTCAAGGATTACAAGGATTACAAGGTGTACAAGGTTTACAAGGTATTCAAGGTTTTCAAGGCGTTCAAGGATTATCAGGAACTCAAGGTATACAAGGTATACAAGGTATATCTGTCGTCATACCTAATGGTTCTACTGGAATAACCTTAATTGCTGGACCTACAGGTCCTCAAGGTCCAGAAGGACCACAAGGTAATCAAGGTTTACAGGGATCACAAGGTATTCAAGGTATTCAAGGTTTATTAGGACCTCAAGGTATACAAGGTATACAAGGTATATCTGTTGTGATACCTAATGGTTCTACAGGAATAACATTAATACCAGGACCTACAGGTCCTCAAGGATTACAAGGTGTACAAGGTATACAAGGTTTACAAGGTGTACAAGGTATTCAAGGTATTCAAGGGTTATCTGGTATTCAAGGTATACAAGGTATACAAGGTATATCTGTCGTCATACCTAATGGTTCTACTGGAATAACCTTAATTGCTGGACCTACAGGTCCTCAAGGTCCAGAAGGA